CACGTTTTTTGTGGACAAGTGTAAAAAGTAACTGACTTGTCCACGTTTTTTGTGGACAACTATACCATTATACCCCTACTTGTCCACGTTTTTTGTGGAAATTTATACATTCCTAACAAAATAGATATATACAAAATAGATAAATATGTCTACGACAAAATAATAGCTATGTGGGTATGGGGATATAGACCATATCAAAGACATAGATAATTTGGGACAAATTTGTGAGTCTTATATATAAGAAGTGCAAATTTGTCCCATTAGTTTTATCTATTCAATAAATATCTATTTTAAAAAAAATAGCCGTATCAAAAGATATAAGAAAATCAATATTACAGATATGAAAATATAGACTGTATCAGAGATATAAAACTTACTATATCAGAGATATAAAAATAACCTACATCAAAGATATAGGACTATAGCATCTACGATGCTGACGATATGTAGATATATTACCTAATTATAATGTCATATTAATTAAATACGAAGCATAGATAACGGTATCACCAATTATATCTTAATGCTAAATAGCTTTATATCAAGTGTATATTTCTTGTTATTTATATTGTCCTCAATAACATATTAGATTGAATATTAATAGCTTCTATATCTATGTTGTTGATATGTAGTTATATTTATATGCATAACCGGATAGTTTCCTTTTTTAAATTGCCACTAATTTAATAGCTTATCCTATATCTTATTTATATGAGTATAGATCGCTTTGTTGTGTTGGTGTTTATTTGGATATTTATATGTCTGCAAATATAGACCGCATACATATTTCGACTGTTACCTTGTGTATACGCATATTGGTTACCTGTCTATTGCCATCTGGTCATACCGTATATTTTACCGTTTATAAATTGTTATATATGTAGTTGCATATTGTTGGTATGTAGGTATATTTTTAGAGTGATATAGATGAATTTACAGTGGGTCAGATAATTTTTTTCGGTTGTGTTTAGATGAAACACATAGCTGGGATCAACAATAAAAAAAACGAACTGAAAGTTTTAATACGCCCCCATACCCCTATCTACCTGCGGTTTTGTCGTTTTGTAGTGTAGTTTATTACCCCTATAATGTGCAATAAAAACGGTGGGGGCATGAGTGCAAAAAAAACAGGGGGTATTGCACTTGAAAAACGGGGCGGGGTATGCTATGCAAAAAACCACCCCCGTTATTAATAATTAATCTTATTAATCACGCTCGATATAATTAACGCCCTATATGATAGTAGCGCGGTATCAAAACAAACAGCCAAACATAATAATATTGAACATATGTTGCATAACGAACAAAACACACCTATATGTTCAATAATTTCTATATTGCATAAAATCATGCCAAACGTGCATAAAACTAATCCGCACGCCCAAACACACCCCAAAACGTAAAACGTCTGATAAAACGTTTTATCATCGCGTATAAAGCCCTTTATGCCGCCATAGGTGTAACTACACCTAAAACCATTTTATCATCCGTTATATGGCATTTGCCCAGTTAAACGAGGGTATGATAAAGCGTTTACCATAGTATCGTTATAACGTTTTACCAGACGTTATAACGTTTGTTTGTTTTTGCATACTTGCACGTTTGCCTATACAAGTGCCTACAATCTGATACAACTACTATATGAAACAAACTTGCATCATATCGTGAAACTATGAAACAAACTTGCATCGAGTACCCTGATCTGGCGAGGGCATATGTGTGCATTTTATGTTTTCGCTACGATAGCTATTGCATATGGTATCTGCCTATGGTATCCGCGCGTTAGGACTTGTTGTTGTTTCCCGCGTGTACCATATGCGTAAACGTTTGTCAACTTGAAAACGTGATCTTGGGGAATCTCCATAAAGTCTACACATATCCTCGGATCATTGGGCTGGAGGGCTATATGTGAAGGTTTCGTGAAGACCGATATTGTCGCCCACGCCGCCGCCGCTTATGGCAATATGTAATCACGCCGCAGGGCATTAACCCATGCGGGGCGGGGCGCGATGAGCGCGGGCGCGGGGCGTCAAAACCCTAACCCGTGCAATAGACGCGCACACCCTAGCGCGCACCTTGAAAGCTGCATATCGTTATGATTGAACAAACCAAACCCCGCGCCGCGCGGGGTGTTGTCAAGTCCTATCGTGGGCGGGTCAACCCGTCAATGAGAGATAGGAGATATAATGAACGTCAACGAAGCTATCGTTTGTGCTATCGACAACGATAAATGCATGTATGAGGATTCGCTCGCACTGTTCGCCGCGCTTTATTAGATAGAACATAGCGACTGTACCTGCGGGTTTGAGGACGCTATGCATGAGCGGATGTATCATGAATTCGCGTCTTTGTACCGTGAAAGCATTGAAAGCGCGTTTCCGTGGTTGACCGATGAGGGCGATTATATGGGCACGTTTACAATCATGGACGCGCTGGAGGACGCATACTGCAATTATCTGGACGAGTACGTATACAATAGGTAACGGCACGGGTAGGTGCTCACGCGAGCACCCGCCTGCTTGGATACTGGCGAAACAGACAGAAAGGGAAAGACTATGGTAAAGTTCTATGAAACACTGGACAATCAATGGCGCGTTTGCATCCGCCTTAATCGTCGCAACGGGCGCATTCTAGCCCGTTGGCGCAACGATATGCCCAACCAGACCCGCTATCAGTTCGTGCGTGAGCGGAAGGCGGTTTTGGACGGGTACGGTGAGCTATGCTACACTGCCATACAGTGCGCATTGTATGCAAACGGCATGAGCGATTTTTCGCCTGCCGTACACGCGTCCGAGTTGGGATACCGCTATATAAAGTAGCGGCAAGGTTAGGGCGCGGAAATACACCGCGCCCACGTTTGGAGGAAAATATGTTTGAGGTAACGTTTTGGCGCGATGGCGTGGAAAAAACCATCGCCGACAAGTTCGACAACATGCAAGACGCGCTAGACCACGCGCGTGAAGGCGTGGAATATCGCGAGTGCGGAAAGTATTGGTACGATGAAGCACTCATTCTCGATATGGAAGACTACACGACCACGTTTGTCACGCGGACTGGCGTATCTGGAACATTCTAGAACTAGGGGAACTCTATAGTTCCCCCTTTTTTTTGGAAAAAATTATGAAGATTTCGTGGAAGTTTCATGGAGAAACCGTGGAAAAAATGTGGAGATTTTGTGGAGGATCCATAATTGTGGAGAAAATGTGGAGAAATCATAGAGAATCTATGGAATCTTTATAGAGCTTTGATGGAAGTTTTGTGGAACATTGATGGAGGAATTATGGAATCTTTATGGAAATTTCATGGATAAATACTAGACTGGAATATGGAGAAACTGTGGAAAATCTATGAAACATTTGTGAAAAAACAGATATGGAGAAACTGTGGAAAACCAACACACTGGAAAATTGCAGACTAGGAAAAACCAAAAACGCGCTAAAATGGAGTAGTACGCGAAACCAACTGGAAGGGCGGAAAAATGTTTCGGAAAATTGTAGACTGGATGCACACACCCGATGGCAAGGAAGTTATGGCTGGAATTATTTTCGGTGCCGTTGGAATAATTGCGGTAAGACTTTTCTGTTTTCTTGTGTGCTTGGCAACTGGATACCCTACTAACGTTTGGAACATTTTCGGTTAGGAAAAATTGAGCGGATAAAATATCCGCTCTTTTTTTGTGGAAAAAATGTTACTGGAATAATCGCATTACGGATAAACTAGGCGCACACACCACGGATAAGTCATAATATGTAATCAGTCGGAGGGACAAAGGCACCGAACATAGCCCACCTATTATGACTTACACGTTCTCTACAGTTCTGTACCTTTTAAAGTTAACCAGATGGAACTTTTAGTCGTGTGTGATTGTGTGGAGAAAATATGGAGATACGTATTGTGGTGCTGTATGACTTGGAACTATGGCAATATATAACTAACGATAAACATCAACCGAAAGGACGAACAATGAACGAGACGAACACGCGGAAGTTTTCAGCACTTATTGACGAGCTTGGATACAAGCTCTTGGCTATCGAGTTTGCTTATGAACTCAACGATAAGGAGCTTGAGGACACGCTCAACACCATCGCCGATAACTGGAACATGGAGTTTACCGAGGATAACACTGGACTTATCCATGTGAGCAATTACGAGGACGAGGAAGAAGATTATACGTACAGTGAGGACGAACCGAGCTGGAAGGAACTAATGCAAGATAGATACCCCACTTGCGATGATGGAACAGTCTTTAGCACCATGAGCGGCTTTTAGCCGCTCTTTTTTTTGTCTATATTCAATTGTGTTGATACTGTGACGGAAAAGATTCCCGACCATATGGCGGCGCGTTTTGGTATCTTATAGATACAGAAAGAAGCGAGCAGAAAGGGCGAGCAGATGAACGCATTTGAAAGCATGGTATATGAGACGGCGCTTGAAAGCGTTGGCAGCTTTGAGAATAGCATACTGGACGGCATGAGCGAAAAGGGGGCTATGACGCGAGATAAAATGATGCAGTACGCGCGTTGGGACGTGATGGATGAATGCCCGCGCGAGGTTCGATTCTTGGGGGCTAAAAGAATCACCGAACTGTGCTATAAGGCAGCAGACAAGTTTGAGTTCCGCACTTGGTAATGGCAAGGGCTATATGCCCTTGCTTTTTTATTTACCATTACCAAAAATAGACAGCACTTTAGCTTAATAATAATAATAGGATAGGGCGATTTTTGTGTCAAGCGTCAATCTAAAATCTCCACACAATCTCCATAGATCCACAAAGTTCAATTTTGAACCACGAGTTCAATTTGAAATTGAACTAATCGAACTAATGCGCAACCTAAATTGAACTTTAAAATTGAACTTTTAATGTTGTGTAGAGATTGTGAAGGTAAAGATTCTGGACTTAGGTTAATCAATCAGTGGTAAATTATAAGTACAGAAACCAACCACGAGAAAGGTTCGACCATGAACAAGATGTACTATATCGTTGACAGCAGTGTTGATAACGGCATTATCGCGTTTTGCTCAACGTATGAAAAGGCTGATGAAATGTGCCGCGAGTATTGCGCCGACATTTACGACAGCAAGCCCGAAAATGTGGAAAGCGTGTGGATTGAAGATTACGAGCTTGACACTTGGACTGGCTGGGAGGGCTAATCTAAAGCGGGGAACGTTCCCCGCTTTTCTTTTATCTATATCTAATTGTGTTCAAGTTGTGGAGATAAAGATTCTCGACAATACGGATTCAATCTTTGGTAATATGTAGTTACCGAAAGGAACCACGAGGAAAGGAAACTAAATTGCTGTGGTCTGAGTATATGGATGAGGTCAAGTCGGACGCGATGGACGCTATCAAGGAGAATCTGGAGTACAACGACAGCTGGGACGAGATGTACGACAGCCTTTTCATGGACGATTCTGTGACTGGCAATGCAAGCGGCAGCTACTATTGCAACAGCTACAAGGCAGAAAAGGCCATCAGCGGAATCATCTTTGACGATGAGGCAATAACCGAGTTTGAGTACATGGGATATGACGGTATCCCGACAGAAGAAGGCGCGGAAACGTGCGACGTTATCGCGCGTTGCATCTGCTTGGGTCTTGTGTCTGGCGAGCTTGAGGGATATTACGATAGCTTGACCGAGGACGAGGACGAGGACGATGACGAGGATTAAAAACGTCAATAAATAGGGGAGCGGCAACGTTCCCCTATTTTTGTATCTCTAAATGCTACTGATTTACTATCAAAAACAATCACACCACGCCACACAAAACGAGCCAATGAGAGCCGATTTAAGACCCTATATAATCGAGCTGGATAAGCTATACCCGATAGATATTCAGCAGCCCTCATACGCGATTCTGTGGGCTTGTAGCGGCAAAAGCGTCTGGACTACCCTAGCGCATTTAGTGGACGAACCAAAGTAAACCAAACCAAAGCACGACAGCGCATAGAATAATATATGGAGAGAATGTGAAGGCGCTTGTATCGTGGTACTATGTAACCAACGAAAGGGACGCGAGAAACGATGTAGATGAAACGGAAGTTCTCGATTTTGTCGAGGAATTGAAAGCGGCTTAAGAAAGGACGCGCCATGCGGATGGATATGAATGATTTTCTGAACAAGGTTAGCGGCGAAGTGGTAGACGTTATTACCGAGTTTATCGAGGATAACTTTGATACCGAAGATTTTTCAGAGCAGGACATGGGGGAGCTTACCGAAGCTATCAACGAATATTTTACAGACCTTGCAAGTGAATATTGCTAGATTGTGGGGACGTGATTTTTCCACGTCCCTATTTTTTTGTGTATGGAGAATTGTGGAGACATTATGGAGTTCGTAGATCACACGTCCACAACCTAAAACTATGGTATTATGTAACTAGTCGGGAGGACAAAGCGACCTACATACGCCACTCATAATGACTTATTTATTGAGCTACAGTTATGCCTATTTTTTAATTAACCATTGGAAACTTTTATCTGGATATAATTATGTGAAGATGGTATGGAGACAAGCAAAACATGATAATATCTAATCAATGAAAGAAACCAACTGAAAGGCGGTACAACATGGTATTCAAAGATTTGCGGAATGTTTGGGGCGGCATGGTCAACGTGATTGTCTATGCCAAAGACAAAGCGCCGCTATCCATCGAAGATTATCCGTTTGATATGGTACAAAAGCGCCCTTGGCTTGACAATTGCGAGGTAAGGGCGATTGAACCCGATATGTACGTGCAACGTTTCGGCCATTCTAGTTGTGTTGTAAAGCTAGACTATATGGGATAGCGACAAGCCCACCGAAAAAGGTGGGCTTTATTTTTACGTGTATATCTGTGTAGATAATGTGAACACGGCAAAGCTATGGTACTATTTAATCAACGAAAAGGAACCCAGAGAAAGGGCGAACATTGGTTATCTATAAGAATTGGCGTGGTTGTGAAAACATTGACTGGGGCTACTACAATACGCAAGCAGACCCCGACATGATTTACAATGGTTACACTTTTAACTATTGGGACATTGAGGACGCTTTGTGGAATGAGTTTTGCGAGCTTAACAATTACGATGATTCACAAAGCGGAGATTTTGCCATAGAGTCTAAGTTTAGCGCTTGGGTTAAAGACAACGCCGAAAGCTACTTAGACGATTGTATCTGTGGCGGGTATTTTGCCAAAGGCTCTAAGTCTTGGCACGATAGCATTTAGATAAAGCGCCCTAATATGGGCGCTTTTCTTTTGACCATTAAGATATGTAGACTTTGTGAATTAAAAGATTCTCGATGTGCATAGGCTCTATCAATGCAATAATAATATCAACCAAAGGGGATAAGCCCGATGGGTTGACAATAGCAGAAGGGTAAGAAGATGGACATTAGGGACGAGCAGAAAGTCATTGCATACGTTGGCGGCAAGGAAATCTATAGCGGCACTTGGCGCGATGCACCCGAGGACGTGAAGGCTCTAGACGGCGCATGTGATTGGTATATCCTTGACAGTATCGAGCAATACGATATTATCATGGTTGCCTAGTAGGGATTAAGGCGGTAGAGATACCGCCTTTTCTTTTGTCGATATAGATGTGTAGACTTTGTGAAATGAAAGATTCTCGACAATATAGAATAGATGTTAGGTATTATATAGACAAGGAAAGCAAAGCCGAGCAGAAAGAAGGCACCTAAATTGACTAAGCGAGTTCGTCAGAAGGACATTCGAGAGGACATTGCATACGGTATCGCCCACGACCTAAGTGCTGAATATGGGCGTGACGATTGGTACGAGTACACGCGAAATCTCAAGTTAGAGTGCATCGCATACAGTCGTGGCACCTATGGGGCAAATGGCGCTGAATGGATTAGCCGAGCAGATGGCGAACTGTATGCTGTTGGTAGCCGAAACTGTGCGTTGGCATCGCTTTTTTAATAACTAAGGGACTGGGAGACTAGTCCCTTTTCTTTTATCAATACAAATATGTAGATTATATGAATGATCTACATACATGACAAACATATGGTAGATTTATATCAAGTTAAAACCTGCTAGAGATTGGAACGACAATGGCAAAAATGCGGCAGTATACCTATCTTGAAATGACTAAGATTGTCAAGCGCAACGGGTATGAGTACGTTAGATGTACTGGCGACCATTGTATATATAAACATGAAGATGGTAACGGTACTATTGTGCTAGCGAAAAAGAAACACATTAACCCATGTATTGCAAGGCGGCTTATCAAAGAGAACAATTTAATCGTTGACTTGTAAACATATTACCCTACAGATGCACCATAAAATGCGTTTGTAGGGTATTGTATTTTTTACGCGATAAAACGCCTTATTTGCCTTTGTATTTTTAATATGGGTACTTACTAGGGTCGAGTGCTTATCGTGTCAAATAGGGGCTAATCCTTTGCTCTAGGGCTATAAAACGACCCTTTTGAAAGTGAGGTAGTCAAGCGGAAAATATACGACCAAAGACAAGATAGAAAAGTATCATTGGCAAGCGGAAAATTATCCGCCCTTTTTTATTTTTCTTTCTTATACTGATACGGAAAAATCTTGCGTAAGCATATTTATCTATTTTGTATTATATCTATTTTGTTAGGAATGTTCATTTTTCCACAAAAAACGTGGACAACTCACCCTACTTTGGTATGGTTGTCCACAAAAAACGTGGACAAGTGAGCTACTTTTGCGAGTTTCCCACGCTTTTCGTGGACAAGTTAAAGATATTCCACACTTTGATTATTATTTATGGAATATATAACGAGACGGAATATATATTTATGGAGAAAATATGGATCACTAGATTTAAACGTGTCGAATTCGATGCCTTTAGTTATATGTGTGATATACTTTTGGCAAAGCAAAGCAAACGCAAGACGGAAAGGTTTCATATGTTTGTTGACGGTAACATTTGGGTGTCGGATTATTCTGATGTTGACGAGCTTCGGAAAAAATGCAAGGAAGGTTATAGGTTTGTCGGAAATGTTGAGTACGATGTTCCTATCGTGAAGAATCAAAAGACGTGGTATCGCTTTAAGTCAACTGATGATTCTATCAGTGGGTATCTTTATGTGACGGAGCATCGCATTAAAGATGTATTCGATTTACTAAGGACTAACGTTATCGTGCGCACGGAAGATAATAACGTATTTGTATTTCATCCATATGGCATGACGGTCAATCGTAAAAAGACTATCGTGTACAAGCGTGATACAGTTGTGGAATACTTTCCACAAAAGAATCAATACACTGGTCTTAGTCCTTATGGTGCTGTGTCTAGCTACGTAAATGTGCATCGTTACCGTAGTATGCGCAATACGTTGGTTAACCTTGGATATATCAACGCGAAAAATTAGCGAAAAAAGTTTTGAAAACTACTTGACAGCTACGCAGCAACTTATTACAATGTTTGGTACAACATAAATGATACGGAACAAAAAACGAACTAGCTTTTATGTTGCATGCTGCCCTTGTTTGGTGTTGGTATGAATGTGGTTGGTGTCTGATTGGTGGTTCTTTCAGGCGGATTAGGGGAGCGCTTATGCGTTCCCCTTTTCTTTTATGGAAAATTATATGGAGAAAATATGTTGTAGCCATAATCGTGATATTATTAAACCACGGAACAAAACCAAACGAAAGGTATTGCAATGGATAATCGCCGATGGGTTATTGCGCTTGACAAGCGCACTGGTAAGCGTATGGAGTTTACTATGTGCGACCTTAATAATGTGGCATTTTATCAGTCAAAATATACGCTTGACGGATATGATGTTAAGGTATTGACGGCTGATGAGGTGGTAAAGTTCGCCGATGATGAAAAGCAAAACGGTATCATGTAATTAGATTGGAACTATCATGGATAATAATGAGATTGTTGCAGTTGTTGGGTTTGACAGCGCAAACTCTAGCAAAGCGGTAACGTCTTGTTGTCGGAAAGATGCACAACGCTATGCAAAGTACTATCGTTCCATCGGTTATCATGCGCGTGTAATGACATATGACGAGCTAGATAGTTTGCTTGATAAGGAACGCGCGGAACAAACGCCATATCTATTTGTTTAAAGTTATTAAAGCGCCCTATTGTGGGCGCTTTTTGTTGCATTTGTCGGAAAATATCAGACATTTGAAACACACATAAATGTGGAGGATCCGTGGAGAAGATGTGTAGACAAAGATTCTCGGCTATATGGAATAAATCTTTGGTAATATGTAGTCAAGGAAAGGCGCTCGGAAAAAGGAGCAGAAATGAGCGATATGGTTTACACACTCAAGCCCGTTAAGGTTTGTCTTGATGGTGACGATTGCAACGTCTTTGACGCTTATCTGGTTGGATACGGTAGGCGCGGTTTCTGTGAGCAGAATAGCGGCGGCTATGAGCACCCGCATTTCACCAAGCCCGAAGCTATGCGCGTCATGCGTGCGCTGAATCGTGATGCCGACAACGGTATCGGTGATGGTACGCGCTATGATTATATCTTTGAGACGGATACGTTTATCGAAAATTATGATGGCGATATTACGTGTGTCGAGCCTGATATTTTCGGCATGTACGAGATGGGCGTTGATATGAGCTGGGTTTTGGTTTAGGATAAAAGCACGCTTTTAACAGGAGGAAAACCATGAAGTATACCGTATCCTATACTGAATTGTTTGGCAAGACTTTTATTGTGGATGCCGACAGCGAGGAAGAAGCCAGTAAGAAAGTTCTTGACGCTGTGGAGAACGGATTTATTTATCTTACGGCGCATGATTACGTTATGGATTCGGGTGAGATTTCTGATTGTTGGCGTACCTTGGACGATGATGCGGAGTTTTATCCTACACTTGAATCATTCACGGATTAAGACAGAACATTAACGGAAGGAAAACCATGCGTGATAACGTTAAATATACTGATTCATTTGTGGTAGCCGCTGAACAGTTTATTTCCGAGTGTGTTGCTAAACGCAAAGAGATTCTTGATGCTGGTAAAGATACTGCTGATGATACAACTTTGCCCAACATTGATGCGCTTGCAGATGATGCTATATTTCTTGGCGCTGACGAAGATGGCTTGTGCTACAATTGGTGGGCGATAACGGATAATTACGATTCTGATTATCCGTTTGTTTGTAAACTATTTGAGCAAGATGGAATTATCATTCTTGATGCGGCATAAAATAAAGTTTTCAGAGTGAAGGGTAGTTATCATGGATAACACTATTGAAAAGCTCACTGATGTTATTGATAACCTCATTGAATTGAATGAGGAGAACTACAGTGAGGGCAATGGGGTTTATCAACACGGTTATCTGAACGGATACCATGACGCATTGGTTGACGTTCTAAGTCAAATGCGTGTTAAGAACTAGCATATGTACTATAATTAGATTGTGAGTTTATCATGGAAGATATTGACGTTGAAAAGATTTGTGACGTTATCACTTTTTTGCAGGACAATGAGCAATACGGCGATGATTGGAGCAATGCAATAGCGGAGCTTTACAAGGTGATTGACGCTATTGAGGGCTTAATGAAATACTAGTTGTTTAAACAAGGCGGATTATATATCCGCCTTTTCTTTTAGGTATTTAATTGTGTAGGTTATATGGAGGATCACAATTCTCAACGGAACAATAGGCGTGGCATAGTAATATATTGTTGTCGAAAGGAAAGGGAAGAAAGGAACCACGATGGGAAAGACGTTTAGTATCGACCTTAAATCTCTTTATGAGCATATCTTGGATAGCCATACTTATTTTGGTTACTGGATTGAGCATGAGGAATCTAATGATGGGTCTGATGGGTATTACGACTTGAAAGATTCATCTGCTCTATATGCTTGTGACGGTGAGACGTGTGAAATTATGGGCATTGGAATAGATTACGTCTTGATTACTTGCGTTGACAGTCCAACGCCTACATTCGTTCTTACCAAAGAAGAGTTCGGTTTTGCTTGCCACGAATAGGAGTTAAAATGAGTACGCCTGCTGTTACTATCCTGAAGAATCGTGTTTTCGATTGGGAAACCAAAGAGAGCAAGGATGTTACTGTAGCCAAGTTCTATCGCCACTATGACGGCTATCTTATGGGGCATGGTAGCGATATTGCCGCTGCTATTGCAAATGCCGCATGTACGAAGCGTAAGAAGTATATCCGCTTTGACGGAAAGAAGTGTGACGAGTCCGTTCTTAATAATCGTAATTGGTGCCAGCATTTTCTCAAAGAGTTGTGTAAACTAGATATGGATATTGAGTTTGTTGGCAACGATGCAAACTTTTATAGCGATTTCACTTATGTTATTACTGGTGACTATGATAACTTTGGTGGAAAGTTTGACATTGACAAGACGGACTATCTAATGAGAATCAACGTCAAGGTCTATGATGGAGACGAGCAGGGGCAACTGCTGTTTGATGGTAGCGGCTTGGAATATCTAGGCTGGAAGAACTGGGAATAAAACAGTCGTTCTAACATAGTGAAAAAGGTGTATACTTTTTTCACTATGTTTTCTATAACTAATGTGTTAGATGTGTGAATGGGTCTAAGATGTGGTACGTGTTTAATAGTATGCTCAATGAAAAATCTTGGAAAAGATATGAGCTTGAAACGAAAAGGTTTAGTACGTATGATGATGCAAGAAAGTATGTAGAATACAAGGCTGATAAATATCGCAGGGTTTGTACAGGCGATGATTCATGCGTTGAAAGTCATGGCAATGATGTGTTTATTCATTTTCTTGGAATAAGAATTGACTTTAGTATTTGGAAAGCGGACGATTTGGTGTGTTATTATGTGTGAGTATTGTGAGAAAAGTAAGAACATTTACACCAAAGACAAAAGAGGTGTTGTCTATATCGAGTGGGACGATTGCAAGCCTAAACTGGTTACAGTCAATGGCGTATTCGATTCGCGTACCATGAAAGTGCCTATATTCTTTTGTCCATTTTGCGGTAAAGAATTGCGTGAGGTCTAAATTAGAGTGGCTATTATGCCACTCTTTTTTTTGTATGGATAATTGTGTAGGAATTATGAATGACAGTATTGTCGTTTGTATAGCTGTGCATTGGTAGTATTATATAAACAACGAAAGGGAGCGGAAGAAAGGACGCAACCATGAAGGACAATTTCAAGCGCAAGACCACGAACAACAACGGCGCTTATAACAACGTCGACCTCTATGGTGCTGGTCACACTAAGCGTATCAACGAGCAGAAGCGCAAGGAGAAGCGTCGCGCTCGCCGCTCTATGAAGCAGGAGTTTGAGCTTGAGTACCTTGGCGAGTGGTTGCATTGGTAGCATTGTTTTTATCTATGTAACATTTTAGATGTTACAACTTAAAAGATAATGTTACAAACTTGATTGGAGAATTAAATGTTTATCCTTGTTAATTATCCTGCTGAATATGGCATTGGTGATGGCATTAGTGAAATTGGTAGGTATGACACACGCGAGGAAGCGGCAACGAAGATTGCAAAAGATATTATCAATTACTATGGTATAGACATTGATATTGATGATTTTCTTAAAGAAGAGCATCCATATGATAACGGCGATTTTCGTTATGACGATGATGCCGATAATCACGTTTGGTTTAACAATTATGAGTGCAGTTGTTGTGGTCAGAACATGGAAGATAGCTGGCTTATTATTGAGATTTAGTTTGCTTTGATTGGAGTTATTATGGTTGAGTTTGTTTCTTATGATGGTGAGTTTCCTAACCTGTGCAGCGGTACACTTGTATTGCGAATTGATGGCGAGGAGGTAACGTTTCCTAAATACTGTATGCGTAGCGGTGGAAGTGTTTGGTTTGATGATGAATGGGACGAGCATGTTGCAAGTGGTGAGTGGTCTGTGAATGTTCCCGAGCAATATGCGGATATTAAAGACGAGATTGAGCGTTGCGTCAATGAAAATGTTGAGCATGGTTGCTGTGGCGGCTGTATATAGTGGTTTAAAATAGTTCTTTTAGGAGTTATCGTGGATAGATATAGGCGCGTCAATAAGTGGTGGCAAGATAAAGACCGTGAATGTATCTTCTGCCATTCAAAACTTAGCGTCAAGTATGACGTTTCCGTTGTCGTGGATAGTGGCGATAGCGTAAAAGAAACTTGGGTGCCATGCTGTAACCTATGTACGTGGCGCTATGTTTTTGGAGCAAAATGATTTTACTATCGTTTTAGTCACGGATTAAAGTCATACTAAAATGAATTGTGTATGATCTGTGAAGGTGGAAAATCTCGGCTGTATCGCTTTGGATTAGAGTATTATATAGACAAGGAAAGAGCAGACGAGAAAGGAACTGCGATGGACATTCAGGTTAAAGAGGTTGCCGACGTTAAGAGCCTTACATATGACAAGTATAAAGTATATAACGACACTTGGTATTGTTTTAATACGCCAGATAAGATTATTCAGATTCTCGATGACGCTATAGAAAATCATTGTCGTATCAGGGTTTTCTATGGAGATACTAAAACTGGACGCGACTGGATGGAGATTTACGACACCATTGGATATGTTGGACGCAGTTGTGGTAAAGTTAAGGTTCCTTTACTGATTAAAAACAGGCGTTCATATGGTGGATGTTCAATTCTTACTGATAATATCGTGAAAATCACCATTGATAAGTTTGTTGTATATCAGCATTTGAATTATCATTTGCCAGATATGGAGATTCGTGAAGCGTGTGACAGCCTTAAAGCAATTGGATATAATTATTCTACATTTGCAGATGGAAAGAATGATTATAATTGCACGACCATGAAACAGGCCGAAAATCATATTGACTTTCTTAAAGGCAAGCGCAACCGTGAGTTTTAGTAACTCTAATCGAAAGGATATAACATTGGCTGATACTATGGGCTTTAACTATGACGAGACTTATACCCTTATGCGTAAGTTTCGTGAGCTTACAAAGCAAGAAGTACGTATCATGGATTATCTTATGAAGATGGATGTATTCGAGGGTACGTATAGCGAGCTTGCCAAAGCTATTGGCGATGAAAAGCTATGCAGTAATGTACGTAAAGCATTGTTGCATTTGCAAAGTATGGGCATCGTTAATATCGTCAACGTATACTATGAGGACGAAGCGAAAGACCATAAGAGCAACCCGATGAAGGCGTGCTTTATCGTGGATGGATGGATGTACGCCTTTTTAATGGGCGGTTGGGATAAAGTTGAGTTCGGTACACGCGCTTGGGATTAACGTGCTTTAAAACGTACTACAGTGGCTTAGAAATGTGGTTGCCATGAAGGTTGAGCAACTTAGCGATGATGAAATGTATGAGCTTAAAGACAAGCTGTATACTGATTTTTACTACAATCAAGAAGCATTGCCGCAGATGATTGAGAGTGAGCGTAATGTTTTGGCAAGCGCGACATACCCCACGGATATTCCTGATTGGCTGATGTATAATCTTTATCACGGTACAGAGTTTACCGAAGATGACTTTTGGTGTAATCTATAATGTTCCCAAATGGGAAGATTCCTTGTATCAAGGTAATTATATTCCCGTATGGTAACATTTAATATCACGTCTCATAGGCGGCAACACTATCCCACGCCTTTTCTCACTTTCTTTCCTTTCATTGGGTGTTGCCGTCTATAAGGCGTGATATTTTTTGTGGAGGAAATATGAATTGGAAATATAGTTGACATGTAGTTACCAACTATATATACTATTAGGCAAGGAAAGAGAAAACCTTAGAGAAAGGTACTACGATGAAAGAGACTATGACCCATACGATTCATACTTCCACTACTTGCATTGTAAACTTTATCTGCACTGGGCTTTGCGAGACTTATCTTGGAGAGCTTTGGGGAGGTATCCCGTATGACATGCGCGACAAGGCTGATGATGAAATCGGTAAGTGCGCTGTGGATTATATCAACGATGCCCTTTGGACGGATGTTTTCCCGTCTGATTATGATGATGATTTTGAAGTGACGTATACTGGCACGTATCATCCGAAGTGGTATAATTTTGAGACTGATTCGACCCTGTTTGATTTTGCATACACCGATAAACTGTGCGAGCATATGCTTGGCTATGCTGCCATGAACCGTGACGCTTTCGAGGACTTTCTTGAGAAGAAGTACACTTCTTGCGATGGTTATGTATCGTTCACGCCCAACAACTGGGATGATTGGTATGACGGATATGTCAAAGACGATTTTCGTTGCGTATCTGCGATTGTTTATTTCATGCTTGTCATGCTTGCCTGCGTTGAAGTTGACGACAACTACAATTTTGTAGGCGATAACAGTTATCAGTATAGCTTTATTGATAGCTGTGTGAACACTATTTCGGAAGATTTTACGCCCTATGACTATGCTGTGAAGTATGATAACGGAATGGTTGTAGCCGTATTCAGTGACTATGACATAGACGGCGAGTTTTTCAGCTGCTACCTGCTTGACGCAGATGGCAATGTGGTTAAACAGGGTCGTGTTTTCGATGAATACTGTGCGTACAACCGCAGTGCGTTTGCAGCGTTTCAGTATGGCGGTGCTGGCGTTGACTTGGATGATAGCAAGGAGCTTTACTATATGCACTATGAGCCTTGCCCGACTCCCGATATTCCCGAGCATGAGTGCTAATGGGCGATATGGCGTACAATAATAAACAAGGTGTCTTTGTTATTGAGAATGAGTCCGATTTAGAAAAGCTCAAAGAAGATATGCAAAGGCACCTTGACGCACTGCTCAATATGTGTAATAATATATCGCAGGTTTATTAGTGTCCGCATAAAAGGAGTATAATATGCTGACTGCGATTTGCAAGAGTATGGAAGATGCTGATTATTGGGCTTATGATGATACAATTGAGGATGTTCTTGAGGATATTGTCTATGTAACTGACAGTGAGCATTGCGCTGGCGAGCATGAGTGTGTGGCTTCTGCCCTTGATCCAAAGGGTAATGATTGGTATACTGATTCTTTGCAGACAAATGAAATGATGTTGTCTGATGATGAATTGTTTGTGGTTACTTACTATGTCTATGATGGTAACGGTTCGTTTGACGAGCTGGTCGATTTCGCTATCACTAAGAACGATATTATCAATAACGTTCTCACGAATAAGTATGTTGAGGGCGCTTATTATTGGACGTTTGGACAGATGCTAAAGACCACTAATGACTGGCTTAATGGCAAGTATGGTGAGTATGACGATTAGTTTTTAATCGTGTCTTATACGGAAAAGTAAAACGTTTTAGCAGGGCTGTTTAAGCCCTGCTTTCTTATCTACTTGATAACTACTTTTATATGCAATACAATATAGTTAGACTAATGTAACATATAAAGGAGTGCTTATGTATGTCAAGTATGAAAGTAAATGTCCAGAAAAATGAGCGTGCCATGCTTAATACGACAATAAATAAAGACGTTTTAGATAGCTTTAAAGCCCACTGTAAGGGTGCTGGGATGCCTATGAATACGGTGCTAGAGACGTTTATGATACAGTTTGTATCAGGCGAGTTCGTGTTAAAGATAGGCAAGAGCAACAAGATTGATATTAAAGACTAGCATTTGGCTGGTCTTTTTTTGTTTGGAATATCTACTTGACAACTATATGATAAGTAGTATCATGTATGTTGATAGTCGGAAGAAAGGATAGACCGTGGGTATGAATAGCGATGACTGGAAGATTGTAATCTTTTGCTTTATTTTTTGCACTGCATTGCTTGTCTTAGAGTTTATCCATATATACAGTTAGATTGGAAAATTATGAGTAACGTTGGCTTTATTGTCATGGAAGAACCAACTGTAATTCCACAGGCGGCAACGGAAAAGATTGATAACACACCTATTGAGATTGCTCAAGCTGCTAAAGACAAGGTGTATGTTGTATGGTATGACAACGGAGAGGAATATGATGATAACTATCAGGACATAGATAGAATCTTTTCCAGCTATGATGATGCCGCTAAATATCTTGATGATTGCGGATACATAAAGCAGGTTGAGAATGGATATGGCGGAGAATATATAGAGTGGCATGTGCCATATGACGAGGAATATCCATATAATAATTCATGTTATTTCATTCGTGAGTTTGATTTGTACTAATTAAAGGAGAAAAAATGTCTAAGATTCATCCACGTTGCTGCGCCAACTGTCGTAATTGCGAGCCGTTTGATAATGGCTTTGAAGTTGAGGACGATGAAGCAGGCTATTGCAAGGCGCATGAGTGGGAGATTGTATACTTGGATGATGATTCATGGTGCGATGATTTTGTGGCCGTAAAGTCTACCCGTGTGCGTGACGAGGATTGGGATTAGCATGGTGGAAAACAATAAGGTTGTACTCAATACAACCATCGACAAGGATGTTAAAGATGCTTTCAGTGCCTATTGCAAACAGGTTGGTTTCTCTATGAATACGGTGCTAGAGATTCTTATGCGACAATTTGCGAATGGTGAGTTTCGTATTAAGTTTGAAAAGAATAAGTTGGATCTTGATTTAGAAGAATAATACCTTGTATATAGGTTATAATAGATGGGTGGAACATTTATTGTTCCACCCTTTTTTATTTTCAAAATTGACTGCAAAAATATGAGCTAACTACTTGATAACTACATTGATATAAGGTAGAATATAGTAAAGAAAGACGAGAGGAAGGGATTGATAATGGCTAGTCCAGCATTTGCGCCAGTTGTTGTGGAAGAAAAGCAGCAGAACAATATCATTCCGTTTAGTGTTATCATTGGCACTAAAGACGTTAAGCCTAAAAGTCCGAAGGCTCGTGATAATAGCGGTGGATTAAAGCCTGCTGGTGTATCTTCTGAGGTGTATGCTTTCCGTACCGATGAAGAGATTAAGTCTATGATTGATGTGTTTGACAAGCATATCAATGAAGCTACCGATGAACACCATCGTCAGCTTGCCAGTCGGAACAAGCTGCTGTTCGTTATTGGTATCAATGTTGGTTTGCGTGCAAGCGATTTGATTACGCTTAAATGGAGTTTCTTCTTGGACTGCGTTAAGGACGGAGAGTATAAGTTTAAGGACTTCTATACTTTGCAACCTAAAAAAACACGTAAGCAGAAGAAGTTTGTCAAGTTGTTCTTTAATAACACCGTGAAGAAAGTTATTGTAGAGTACCTTAATGAGTTCCCTATGGATAATTTAGACGAGTATATGTTTAAATCCCGTGAGGGTGACGGCGCTATTGCAGCTACTACTCTTTGGCGTATTATCAAGAACGCAGCTAAGGAAGCTGGGATTAACCAGAATATCGGTAGCCATAGTCTGCGTAAAACGTGGGGTAGATTCTGTTTTGAACAGGCTGAAGACAAAACAAGGGCCTTGGTTTTATTGCAAAAGGCTTTCAATCATTCTAGTCAAGAGGTTACATTGCATTATCTTGGTTTGCTTGACGAAGATATTCAGGATATGTATGAGAATGTTAATATCGGTTACGATTTTATTTAATGATTTATGTTTGGAGTGTTCATGGAAGAGATATGGAAAGATATAAGTGGCTATGAAGGATATTATCAGATAAGTAATCTTGGGCGTGTTAGGTCTTTAGATAGATATGTTGCCACAGTCGGTAATCCAAGTGGTAAAAGGCTTATACACGGAAAAATTCTTAGTCCGTCAAAAAGAGTTATGAGTAACGGAGAAGATGGATATTATTCTGTAACCTTATGTAAACGCGGTGTTGATACATTATTTAATGTGCATAGGCTTGTTGCGGAAACGTTTATACCTAATCCGAACAACCTTCCTTGTGTTAATCATAAAGATGAGAACAAACATAATAATATGGCGGATAATTTAGAATGGTGTACCATAGGATATAATAATAAGTATGGTACAGCCAGAGAGAGGTCGGCTGAAAAAACAAGAAAAGAAGTAATTAAGTTTGATTTAGATGGAAATATTCTCAAGGTTTATAAAAGCCTTGAGAGCGCCGCCAAAGAAGAGAAGGTTTCCAAGGGCAATCTTGCAAACGTTTGTGTCAATAGAAATGGGAAAAGGACGCTACATGGCTATGTGTTTATGTATAAAGATGATTACGATGAACGTGGTTTTGTAGGGTATGAAAATACAAAGACGAGAAAAGTAAATCAATATGATCTTGATGGCAATTTGTTGAATACATTTGAAAGTGTTAGACAGGCGTATGCGTCAACTGGTCGTACTACAAAAAACGGAGCTGCTAATATTACGGCAGTATGTAGAGACAGACAGAATAGTGCATATGGGTATAAATGGGCGTATGCAAATTGATTTTATTTAATGAAAGGTGAGTATCATGGGTCTGTTTGGTCGGAAAAAAGACATTACCAACATGGTATTTGACTGGGATTTGTACTGGAAAGATATTGAGAGTGGCGTTGATAATAAAACTATAGTCAAGAAGATGGAAAATCTTGATTACTATGTGAGCAAGGTTGAACAGTCATACGGAAAAATTTCAGTAGCGGCATACGCAAAGTAATTGATATAAGGCGGTTGTTTTTTGACAGCCGCCTTTGTTTATTATAATCTTAGATATTGGAGAGTGTTGGAGTGGTAAAACAAAACTAAAAGAAGGGAGCGCTTGTCTTTGCGGAAAAATTTTGATGACTTTATACAGACATTTGATTCCGATAACACGGCAAAGGTGGCTAAATCATTATGTGTTATAGGCGAATATGATTATTCAAATTGCACACCTGTTGATTTACAGAATATTATATTAGGAATGAATCCTAATAGCCCAAAGGCTATAACGACTATTATATATATCCTTGGTTTGTATGCCAAATATCTTGGCAATAAAGATATGGAATATATGTTGAATGACTTGGATCGGAATATTCTTTGGTCATTAGCCAAACCAAATGCTTCTAAGAAATTTATTTCCAATGCGCAGTTTGAAAAGATATACCATGATATAGGAATGTATGAGGACTATAACGGATTCTATATACAGACACTATTTAGAAGCCTATATGAAGGTATCTATAACGATGATATGAGCGTTGTGAAGAACCTTAGAGCGGAAAATATATGGTGGGATGGAGCAACGTTAAAGCCCGATAATGGTGAGCCGTATGATATATCTATATCGGAAAAATTAGCCGATGATTTGATTAAGCTGAGTGAAATTGATATATGGGAAAGACGGAACAGGTATGGGACATGCAAGATACCAATAGTCGGATTGCATGAAGACAGCTGTTTCAAGGTGGAGAATCGCAAAGGCAGTTCGGAATATTCCTATAGGTTCAGTTACTATAGGCTGTTGCGGAATATATCTAAGAACTATGTTGGATATAATCTGTTGCCGCTACAGATATATGTGAGCGGAATAATGCACAGGATAACATTGGAATTAGACAAGTGTGGAATAAATATCAAAGATGCCTTTGCGGACAATAACAAGGATAGAAAAGTGAATGGAATAATTTCAGATGAATTGAAGCGCAGCATGTGCGATACGCCAGTGCGGAACTTCAGAGAAATGGTCAAAGGCCATATAGATATTTTCTCTTCTTAGATGGAATATTTTATATGATGCAAATGATATGGTTTGGTGCTAATATCTTAGTGTTGTGAAGTATTGCTATATTCTAAATATTTCACAACACACTTCTTGAGAGGAGCATTTGCATATGTTCGACTATAGTAAATACGGATTTTCCAATGGCGATAAGACCGAGCTTAAACGTGTTCTCGAAGACAAGATAGAGTTTGAATCGGTAAGTATAGATACATATATAGCAAGACCATATACATTTATTTTAAGGTCTTCTGAAAAAAATGTCACAGCTTCTCTAGAGGACGATAGAGTGATAATCAGACGGAATGATTGCTTTAAAACTACTATTTCAAATTTCTCTTTTGACAGCGTTTGTGACGTGCAGTTTAAATTGACGGAAGATTTTAGGTGTTCTATATTTTTTACCATTGCAAATATCTGCTATAATATCATTGCTTATGTTTGTTGATACATATTTAGTCCGCTGATGCAATGCGGACTGCTACGAAAAAAGTTTTCAAAATTTTCTAAAAAAGTTGTTGACACGGATATAGGCACCATGTAATATAGTTGATGTCAGAAAGAGACGCGGACAAACCGCAAATCAATCTGATGAGCACCTTGAGAACAGAAGATGGAAAAAAGTTCAAAAAAAGTTCTTGCAACTGATAAGGTTAGATGCTATAATATCTGACACAGAGAAACGAAAGTTTCCAGTTGCACCTTGATATTTACATAAAGTATCAGCGTTGAGAAATCAACGCGAAGGATTGTTTCAACCATGTGTATTCACGATTCCACGTGGTCATGGGCGTGTTCGAGGAGTTCCACTATGGAGGATACCCCATAGGTAGGCTTTGCCAGATGTAGGTAACTGGCTTCTGGTAGAAGAGATGGAAAATCTCAACCGAGCAGACACGGCGCTGTGATGAAACGCAAGAAAATGGTATCGCTAACTGGTCGCTATCGCAATAGATATGGAATATATTCCATTGAACCGAGTAGAGGGTAGTGTGGCAGCTACGTCAATCGCTCGGAGTGCCATAAGATAGTTGTCCAATTGATGCTGGTAATCAGCTATAAGACCAGACGCGAGTACGAGTAGCCCAAAGTTGGATTATATTAGAAGATAATATGCTGAATGGTGGGTGGAAGTTGTTGGTAGCCAATCCAGCCATAGATTGACGTAAAGTCGGGATGGAAAGATATGGGGTCGCTCCCTATGTCTCAGCTCCATTTTCTATGTTACCGAATTACCACTACGTTTTATGAAGGTAAGGCGAAGGCCTGAGACAATCTTTCGCGTTGGTTTGCTTGACCGACAAAGCGAGGTTCGATTCTGCACTAGGTTTTGGTTGTTTGCTAGTACAGATGGTACGGTACGATTCCGTAGACGGAAAATGTTTTCTCTCCTTTCTGTTTTGGTTTCATGGTTGCTCCAATTTAACTCAAACATTTTCCGTTAACGCTTAGTCCCAAGGTTTACGATGGAGATAGCTACCTGACAGGTCTTGGGCGCATGGTGGCGGCGTAATGTCATCCCTTGTCTTAGCGGAGGAAGCGGACTGTTAAGCGTACACCGTTGCGTAAATCGGTAGCATTGGAAGGTCTGCCAATGCGGACGGTTATTACATTAAGTGACCCCTCTGGTAGCTGGTGAGGACTTTAGCAAGCTACCACCGTCTATGGAGTATATATTTGCCCTTTACCTTGATTGCGGGCGTTCCTTCAACGAAGCAGGCATCTTATAGTTGAAAAGTATATATTCCATAGACGGTAATGTGACTTGGCGGTGTGGCGAAATCGGTATACGCTATGCTTTAATGGGCAAAACAGGTAGCTCCTGTATGTTGGTTCGAATCCAACCACTGCCATACATTACCGTCTAGGTTTTTATTTGGAGATGGGAAATTAGCACAGCGGTTCAGGGCAAGGGCCTTATAAGCTCTAGAGGAGTGTTCAACTCACTCATTTCCCACCCATAACGGGGTCGTAGCTCAGTTGAAAGAGCAGGGGACTTTTAATCCCAAGGTCGTGGGTTTGATTCCCACCGATCCCACCACGGACGCATGGCGCAGCTGGTTAGCGCAGATGCTTTACACGCATAAGGTCGTAGGTTCAAATCCTACTGTGTCCACCAATTGCCGCAGTAATCCTTTAAAGACGAGGGTTGGACTGTAAATCCAATGTCTATGACTGGCTAGGAGCGTTACCTAGATGCGGCACCAAATTGTCGGCTTCGTCTAACGGTTAGGACATCACCCTTTCAAGGTGGAAACACGGGTTCGATTCCCGTAGCCGATACCAAAACTCGGGGAAGTGATGGAATGGCAGACATCGGAGACTTAAAATCTCTTGCTCATAGAGCGTGAGGGTTCGAATCCCTTCTTCCCTACCAGATATATCAAGATATGGTATAATATCTTTTATATATAACAATTGATTGTGTGCGCCATTAACTCAGCTGGATAGAGTAACAGACTTCTAATCTGTAGGTCGTAGGTTCGAATCCTACATGGCGCACACAATCAATTGTACAATTGCCGATGTGACTCAATTGGAAGAGTAACTGATTTGTAATCAGTCTGTTGCAGGTTCAAGTCCTGTCATCGGCTCCATGATTTTTTCTTGTCATAGTTGACATTATATAATAATCGGGGCGTGGATATAATCACGATAAAGCCAGATTCTCATGGATGATAATGGCGAAACTGTCTCTGGTTCGAATCCAGACGTGTCTCAGTATAGACGGAAAATAAGTAGCCATGTACTTATGATTATGTTATTTTACAAAAGACATGTGGTGTAGTTGGTAACGCACCCCACAATGGGAGACATGGCGTAAAGGTAGCGCAGTACCCTGCTAAGGTATCCTAGAGCAATCTAGTTTGGGTTCGATTCCCAATGTCTCCGCCAGACAATACCTGCCCCTATTGGCAGTGGTTTTCAAGATTTTCCCGAAAAAAATCTTTCGCGGTAGAATAGGCAACGCCGCATAGCTATTCGAGAGGATAGCGAGCCTTCTTGCTAGGAGATAAGCAAGTGCTTTCACGGAGTAATCGGTGAGCTGAAACACCTAAAACAGACCCTCTGGATGTGCCGTGAATACGCATCCTGTTTTTTGTTTGAATGTTGTATGGAGAAAGGATTTGTATGGTAACGTTTGTTATCGGAATTATCGCATTACTTAGTGCGATTCCATGTATCGTGTTTAATGTTCGCACAAAGATCCCAGAACCAATTGAGGATAACAACGTTCTCGGAAAACCGTACATTAAAAACGAGACGGATATTAAGACTGTAAAGTTTGCACGTTCTTGCGCTCGTGGAATTGCCGGTATTTGCCTTATCTTTTTCTTTGTGTTTGCTGGATTCTCCTGTATCTATACGCAGGATACTGGTGAGGTTTGCGTAATCCGTAATCTCGGTGGTTCTCTAGCTGGTTCAACTTCTAAAGCTGGTTTCCATTTCAAGGCACCGTGGCAAGATGTTATTACATATGATGTTCGCAACAACCTTATCAACTTCTATGGTGACACGGACTATAAGGTTGATGGTGGCTCATATGAGGGCAAGCAGGTATCAATCAATGATAAGTCTGGTGCAAGTGCCAACGTGGATATTCAGGTAAACTATAGCTTGAATCCAGATTCAGCGCTTAGCCTTTATTCTGAGTATGGTACGCAGGAGAGCTTTGTTGACAAGTATATTTCCAATGACGTTCGTGCCGTTACTCGTGAGGTTTCTGGTAAGTTTGATACAGTTACCATGCTGACCAATCGTTCTCAGTTTACTAAGGCTGTTCAGGATGCATTGACTAAGAAGTGGAATAAAATCGGTCTTACTGTTGAACAGGTAAGCGTACAGGATGTTCGCTATCCTAAGTCTATTACCGATAGTTATTCACAGGCTCAGGCAGCTGAGGTTGCAAAGCAGAAGGCACAGAATGAGCAGGAGACTGCAAAGGTTCAGGCTGAGACTAAGAAGATTGAAGCTCAAGGCGAAGCCGATGCAAACGCCGTTCTAGCACAAAGCCTTAACGACCAAGTGTTGCAGCAACATTACATTGATGCTTTGAAGGACGTTGGCAAGGAAGGTAATCTTGTCGTGGTTCCCAATGGCTCGACTCCAATGATTAACACTGGCAAGTAGTTTGTTTGAAATGCCTTGGTTTAAGTCCATGAAAGACGGATAGTTTCGGCTATGTGAAAGTAAATGATGTGTCATTGAAATCTTAACGCGAAAGCAATTGTGTTTAATATGTGTAGAGAGGGTATGTCCTTTTGGATGTACCCTCTTTTTTTTATATCTAGATGATATAATATATACGCAAAGCAAGTGTATTGGAGAATATATATGCCGACATTTATATGCACAGTATGCCAAAACAGAATTAAAGAACATGGAAGTTCAGTTCTTTGTGGGTATGACAATACAACTCACGATATGATTGAAGATACAACTAAGCTGTATGACAAGTCATTCCTTTGTCCAAACTTTATACATGTGCGCGGAAAGAATATCGACACTTGTAAATCAAAGAAGGTATACTCGTGTAGATATGATGCCCTATGTGCGGCAAGGAAGATATTTAACAGTTCTGGAAATATACTGATGCCATATAAGTGCAAGATATGTAAGCGATGGCATTTAACGCATAATTGTTCTGATGGGTACAACACACAGGATGAATATGCAAATGCAAGAAGTAAAAACAGGCTATATGATTAAGGGTTAAAGTGGAGTTCTCAAAGTTCGATATGCGAATGTTCAACGAAGCGCATAAAGAAGCAATAAAAAGCACGTATAAAAGACGTTCGCAACATGTCGGTGCTGTCATAACATATAAGGGGCATATCATAGGCCGAGGATGCAACAGCAATAAAACCCATCCTTTACAGAAGGAGTTTAATAGATATAGAGATTACAACAATGCCGATGTATACTCCCCAGATAAATTACACGCAGAAATTTCTGCAATATGCTCAATTTCATATACTGTCGGAATAAATGTGAGATGGGATAAGGCTAGTATCTATATCTATAGACCGATGAACGATACTAAAATGGCGTGTGCAAAGCCATGTCCTGCTTGTATGAACGCCCTGAAAAACCTTGGTATTAGGCATATCTATTATACTGATAACGATGGTTATAGCTATCTCCAACTTGATGTGTAATTATTTTGTGAAGACAGTTCCATTTATGTTACTTTTCTGATATAATATCATAAGAATAAAACAGAATTTTCTGATGGAAGATTCTTTGTGATGTAAATAGATTGAAAGAAAGTTGGAATATGATATATGGAAACACCCATTAAAGAACAAACAGTAAAAAATGATGATTTCTACTATAATTTTTATGGTTGTCTTGATATTGAGATATCAGATGCGGATTATGAGTGCGATCATGTTGGTGATTGTTCGTTGGAAGCTATTGAATGGTTATTGGAAAACGAATATAAACTTAGAGAGTTTTCTAATGGCGAGACAGATGAAATGAATAGAATCATTGATGGTGCGCTTAACGATGCGAACCCATATTATTTGTTAAACGAAGAAAAGGAATTGGCAGATTATTATTCATATGAAAACATGTGTGTCTCTGATGAAGAGATTAATCAAAATTTAATTGATTATGATTTTGATGAACGAGTTCTCGGTAACATGATGGTGAGTAAGTTTGTCGGAAGTTTAAGCGACAATGAAAAATATATCCTATCATGTCTATTAAATGGGATGACACATCAAGAGATTAGTGATACAATGGATTGTACAAGACAGAATGTCACTAGGACTGTGGAAAGACTCGGCACGAAAGCTATTGATTTTCTGTCTTATAATTAAGGTTATATGCTAATAGAAAGGTGATTTATTATGGCACGTACAAAGAATACTGTAACTCAGGCCGTTGTAGATGAACTTATGGAGAGTTGTGATATCGCTGTCACTACTGCGTTTGACAAGTGTACCATTGTAGCATGTAAGCTACCCAATGGTTTTGTAATCGTTGAGTCCTCTTCTTGCGTTGACCCTGCTAACTATGATGAGGATATGGGTGTCGATATTTGCATGAAGAATATCGAGAAGAAGCTTTGGGAGCTTGAGGGTTATCTGCTACAGAATAAGCTGTATATGGATGGCGTTTCATTTGATGATGATAAGTCTGATGATACAGATGACCTAGAGTGCGATGGCGATTGCGAGAATTGCGACCTGTTTGACCGCGATGATGATGACGCTGAGGACGAGAAGGACGAGAAGCCAAAGCACGCGGATAAGAAGTATGAGGATGACGAGTATTGGGATAAGCTCATTCAGACTTATAATGACTATCTAGATTATATTGATGATTATCTCGATGACTTGGCACACTACAAGCGCCGTCACCGTGGACATAATCATTATCGCAATGATTATTTCAATAATGTTTGGTGCTAAACAATAGAATACATATAGATTATATGGAGAATGGTTTTGATAATATGTATTCTGATAGAATACTAGTCGGAACTATTCTCCATATTGCTAAGGAGTTAATGTATGCAATTGTATCTTGATTCAGCTGGTACGACTAAGGTAAAACCAGAAGTTCTTAAAGCTATGATGCCTTATCTTACAGACGAGTTCTATAATCCGTCTTCTATTTACTCTGAGGGAGTAAGAGTTAGACGTGCAATTGATAATGCTCGTGAGTCTATTGCTAGTTTTATCAATGCTGATACGGATGAAATCTTCTTTACATCAGGGTCGAGTGAATCAAATTGCTGGGCTATTCAGGGCTATTTGCTTGCTGGCGTTATGGATATTTCCACTACCTCAATTGTCACGACCAAGATTGAACACAAGTCAATCATGGAATGTGTTGATGCCATGGAACGTTTTGGTAATGCAACTTATTATTGTGACGTAACATATCTTGACGTTGACAAAGATGGCTTTGTTAATATGGAGCAGCTTGAGTCTGTGTTTAAAGATCGCGAAGAGCCTGATTATTATGATATCTTTGTGTCCATTCAGCTTGCCAATAACGAGGTTGGCACTATTCAAAACATTAAAGCTATCTCGGATTTTATTCATAAGTATGGTGGCGTGCTTCATGTGGATGCAACGCAGGCATTCGGACAGATTCCCATTGACGTTAAGGCTATGGGCATTGATATGTTAAGCGCATCGGCTCATAAGATTGGAGGTGCTAAAGGAGTTGGGTTACTATACAAGAAAAAAGACATTGAGATTCAGCCCATTATATACGGCAGTCAGAACGATAGACAAAGGGGCGGCACTGAAAACTGCCCTGGTATTGTCGGCTTTGCGAAAGCCGTTGAACTCGCATCTGAGGAAATGGAAGACAAGCTGGCGCTATCTGTAATGCGTGATTATTTTATCAACGAGCTTACAAGAAATGGATGCAAGCTAAACGGAACTTCTGTTCATAGACTGCCAAACAACATTAATGTAATGTTGCCTGAAGGCATTGGTTCGGAAGAACTTCTGTATATGCTTGACCTAGATGATATTCAATGCAGTGTTGGTTCTGCCTGCAATAGTCATTCTAAGAAGCCATCATATGTTCTCAAGGCTCTTGGTTTGACGGATGAAGAAGCGGCAAGGTCTGTTCGATTCACTATTTCTTCTGATATTACATATGAAGCCATTGATTATGTTGTTGAAAAAATAGTAAAGATTATGAAGATTATAAGGAATAGCAACTAAATCCGTTGCTTTGACGTGTTTGAAACTAAAACAGTTGCTATAATATGATAACAACAAGTTTACTAGAGTAGAAAGGTTACGATATGCTAGTAAATGGCGAGCGTGCATTGGCTTATCCAGTTATCGTTGAGGAGATTAAGCCTATTCCAAACTATGACCGCGTTGAACATGCACGTGTCGGCGGTTGGTGGGTAATTACACAGCTTGGACAGTTTAAGGTAGGCGATAAGGCTCTATATATCGAGACTGATTCACTTGTTCCTAGCAATGATGAGCGCTTTGCATTTCTTGAGAAGAAGCATTATAAAGTTAAGACCATTAAGATGTGTAAGGTCTACTCGCAGGGACTTCTCATGCCCATTGATGTGTTCCCTGAGATTAAGGATAAGGACGTTCACGAGGATGTGACAAAGCTACTTGGTATCAAGTATTATGTAGCCGAGGATAATGCCCGTAAGGCTAAGTCTAATCCCAATGCCAAGTACAATAACATGTGCGCACGCAACGCTAAGCTCGCCAAGAAGAAGTGGTGGAAGTGGCTAATGAAGCGTGCGTGGGGTCGCAAGCTGCTGTTCGTTTTCTTTGGTCGCAAGAAAGACAATCCTAAGAATTGGCCTGTATGGGTAAAGAAAACAGATGAGGATCGCATCGAGAATGTTATGTTCATGCTCGAAGACAAGAATCCTTACGTAGTAACTGAGAAGATTGATGGTACTTCGACTACATTCTTTCTTGATTTGACTGGTCGTAAGCCTGATTTCGGTGTGTGTTCACGTAATGTTCGCCAGATGGATGCAGATCAGAAGAACTTTGTTTCTGATATGTCTGGCATCGGAAACGTCTACTGGGAAATGGCTTTCAAGTATGATGTCGAGAACGCTCTTAAGGACATTGCAAAAAAGCATAACTATAAGCATGTTGTCCTACAGGGTGAGACGTATGGCGAGTCTGTACAGGGTAACAAATACAAGCTTGATGAGCGCCGCTTTGCAGCCTTCAATCTAATCTTTGATGGAGAGCGCCTTGGTTCGGTTGAAGCGAAGAAGATTCTAGCTGAGTACGATATTCCATTCGTGCCTATTATTGATGATAACTATGTCCTACCTGATGCTGATGATTTCGAGGAGTTCAAGCAGTCTGCCGATGGCAAGAGTGTAATCAATAAGAAGTGTCTACGTGAGGGCTTTGTGTATCGTAGTCAGGATGGACAAAAATCGTTCAAGAACGTTTCCCGCAAATTCTTGCTTAAAGCTGGTGAATAAATGGAAACTAGCACAAAGCCAGTGCTAGTGATGATGGTGGGTTTGCCTGCAAGTGGTAAATCCACCATCGCTTATAATCTAGCAATGGAAAATAATTATATTGTATTCAGCTCAGATGCATTAAGAGAAGAACTTTATCTAGATATCAACGACCAAACTCATAACCATGAGCTGTTTGTGGAATTGCATAAGCGTATCAAGACAGCATTAAAAGAAGGTAATAATGTTATCTATGATGCTTGCAATCTAAGCTCTAAAAGGCGCGTTGCTTTTCTACAGGAACTAAAGCGCATTCCTTGTCGAAAAGAATGTATCATTGCCGCTACCCCATATGAGCAATGCTTGAGAAATAATGCGAGCAGGGATAGGCATGTGCCAGATTATGTCATTGAGCGTATGTATAAAAGCTTTGACACGCCTTATCATTACGAGGGCTTTGACCGTGTTAGCATTGAGTATTGGAAAGGCAGCTGCAATGGCTCATTGCTTCCAATGTCTTGGGCGTTAGATTATCAAACCTATAATCAAGACAATCCTCATCATAAGCTAACTCTTGGTGCGCATTGTATGGAAGCTATGTATTGGCTATATGGTAGTGATTGGTTCAATCACGATTCAATTAGTACCATAATGAAGGCGGCTCTAATTCACGATTGTGGCAAGCCGTTTTGTAAGACATTTAAAAATAGTAAGGGCGAGACTACAGACATAGCCCACTACTATGGACATGAGCATGTAGGTGCATATGACAGCCTGTTCTTTACATATGTTGCTGGCATCAGTTCCTTATTTGTTTCAGCCCTTATCTCAAATCACATGAAGCCATACGTGTGGGAGAGGGACAACAACGAAAAGATGTATAACAAATATCTAAAATTGTGGGGCGATTATTTCATGCAGTGTGTTATGATTCTACATGAAGCAGACAAGGCCGCGCACTAAAGGAGTTTTCATATGAGTATTCGTGTATTTGATACGGAAAATCGTGAATGGGTAGACCCCGATAAAATTCTAATTTCATGCGGAGAAAACAAGCTTCTGACCTGCGGAAACGCTGTGTTCGGATGGCAAAAATTGAAGGAATTGCCTGAAGATAGGTACTTATTCCACAAAAGCCTAGGAATTGTGGATAAAAACGGTGTCGAGCTGTATGAAGGCGATATCTGTACAGTTGACATGGAAGAGGGACATGAGGACGGCGATAAGATTGCTGTCGAGGTTGCATATGTCGAAGAGCGTGCTTCCTATTTCATGTTTGATTGGGAACATTCTAAGTATTACAGCTTTGGCGAAGGTATTACTCCAATCATTGAAGTTATCGGCAACGTATGTGATGATGAACCTGATTGGGAAAATGAGGATGATGAAGCATGATTGTAATTGCAATCATTATGGTGGCTGTAGTTGTGGTATCATATACATGTTGTAAGGTTTCCCATAAGGAAGATGAGCTTCGTAGGTATGGGAATGAAGATTATGGTATTTGGGATGAGTGGTGATTGATATGATTCAGATTCGCAGTGGAGTATTTGAGACTAATAGTTCAAGCACGCATAGCATTTGTATCTCTAAGACTCCTGTTGATGCAGATGGCTGTCATGTTGACTTTCATTTCGGTGAGTTCGGCTGGGAAAATGATGATGCCGATGTAGCTGACTATCTGTACACGGCAATCTACGAGCTTGATGCAGATGGTAAAGATGGGCTTCTTGATAAGCTAAAAGATATTCTTGATGCTCATTGCATCACCTATACATTTGAGGAGCCAAAACTAATTCATCACGAATATGATACGATGGATTGGTGGGAGAATGACGTTGGTTATATCGACCACGGATATGATACATATGAGTTCGTACATTCCGTGCTTGATAATGACGATATGTTGATTCGCTATCTCTTTAGCGATAGTCATGTGTATACTGGCAACGATAACGATGATGGTGGTCAGATGTGTAACGCCGCAGAGCCTACTATCTGGAAGTGGGATTCTGATTGGCACAATCACTGGAAAGAGCCAAACCCAAATCACGATGAAGAGAAGTACGAATACTTCTATAAGGGAAACTAGGTGTTGTACAATGATTCAGATTCGCGCTGGTGTATTCGAGACTAATTCAAGTTCAACGCATTCACTATGTATTATGACAAAAGATGATTTTAATAAATGGGTTTCAAGTCATAATGGTGAATATTATTTTGTTGATGGAGATGGATATGGCTATTCTTTCAATCATTGTTTTGCTGATGGTGTTGGAAGCGGAATCTATGATAAAGAAACAGTAAAGCAAGCCATCGAAAACTACGCAAAGTATTATGAAGAGAAGTACAAAGATGAGCAGTGGTATACTCCTGTCGATGTTGACATGTTGGAGTATAGTGATGACGAAGAGGTAGAGTCTAGCCGTGAGGACTCTAGACTGTATGACCTAGGTATCTATACATATGATGATTGGTGTAGATATAATGATGAACTAGAGCAGTACGAGACATCCTTTACAACTCCGTCTGGTGATGATATGATTGCATTCGGAGCATATGGCTATCGCTAGGAGAAGTAATGAAGATTCTTGGCAGTTATAAGAACAACGACTATACTTGTACTATGTTCTCAGACGGCACTAAAATTAGGTGGAATGACAAGGACTCATTTAACCCAATCAAGCCTGAGTCAATCGACCTTAAGATTACCAACATGTGCAATATGGAATGTGGTATGTGCCACGAGAATTCAACACCTGATGGGAAGCATGGCGACATTCTGAACCTTCCGTTTATCGAGACTATGTTTCCCTATAGTGAAATTGCAATCGGTGGCGGCAATCCTCTGACACACCCAGACTTGATTGAGTTCCTTGAAGGTCTTAAAGAGCGCAAGATTATCGCAAGCATGACGGTAAATCAAGTACATTTTATGCATAATATCGACCTACTGAAAGAGCTTACGGATAAGAAGCTAATCTATGGTCTTGGTATTTCATATATCGGTGGTCGCCATAAGAATTGCATTGACGCAATCAAGCAGTTCCCCAATGCCGTTGTCCATGTTATCAATGGTATCGTACATATGGACAGTCTAGAAGCACTTGCCCATAATGATTTGAAGATTCTCGTCCTTGGATACAAGGAGTTTAGGCGTGGAAAAGTTCTGTACGATGAGTGCGGTAGCCAAATTGATTGTTTAAAATCCCAGTTCTATGATATGCTACCTAAGATTGTGAACGACGGTTGGTTTAAGTGCGTTAGCTTTGATAACCTTGCAATTAAGCAGCTTGAACCTAAGCGCCTTATGAGTGATAAAGACTATAAAGAATTTTATATGGGTGATGATGGATCATTCACTATGTATGTAGATGCTGTTAATCGACAGTTCGCTAAGAGTTCTGTGTCTACCGAACGTTATGATTTGATGGATGATATCGCCGATATGTTTAAGATTGTTAAGGATGGTGTCAATGGAAAATAAGTTGCTTTATCTTGCGGGAGGAATGAGCGGACTCACCCGTGATGAACAGTGGCAATGGCGTAAGGATGTACGCACTAAGATTCTTGAGAGTATTGATTTTTATGGGTATGATTATATGCCCGTGTTCTTCAATCCTTTGATGCACTACACTTTAGAGGAAGAATTTCATAAGAGTGAACGCGAAGTGTTTGAGCTTGAGACTTATAATGTCCGTAGGTCTGACTTGGTTATTGTAAACTTTAACTCAGCTTCGTCAATCGGTACTGCTATGGAGCTTGCTATCGCCAAGGAGAATCGTATTCCCGTTGCTGGACTAAACGAGGATAATGTTGAGCTACATCCTTGGTTGATTGAGTGTACAACGCGCATGTGCGATACATTTGACGAGCTTATCGATTATGTTGCATGTCAGCATTTGATGGCGTAATAGACTAATGTAAAACTAATGTAGACTAATGTAAAAATTTTTTAGATTATATTTTAGATTATCTGCTAGATTAGTTTGTACTTATGATATAATAACTAATGTTATATGCCTTAATAAATATACGGAGGTATCTTAGATGGCAAATGAGAAGAGTGGCATTAAGAAGACTGACTGGAAGTCAAGCTTTGTTCTGGTTGGCGCTGCAAAGGTAAATGACTATACCTTTACTATCGACAAGCAGAGTGAGCGTAGTTCTTGGGTTTATAATTCTATGAGCCTTAATATTGACTGTGGCGAGAAGTATGGTACTGTACGTGCCGAGATGTTTGGTGGATATTCTCCAGACCGCGAGAACATTATCTATGCCCACGGCAAGGACGATAATGGCAATGATGATTTCTCTAAGCAGATGACCGTTGCTTGGGAAGACCGTTTTGACGACACGATTCTAGATGAGGTCGGCGACCTTTCGTTCATCGTTGTCGGTCTTGAGAAGACTACGACTGGAAAGACTTATTATAAGAACTTCCTTAGCGAGTATGATGCCATTGCCTATGCTCAGGAGCATCTTGAGGATGGTATGGTTGTGAACGTAAAGGGTCGTTTGCAGTACAGTGCATATAACGATACCGTTCAGGTTCGCAAGACCATTCAGAGCATTGTTCTGAGTAGCGCAGATGAGCCTTCTAAGTATTATGCTCGATTCACACAGTCCGTCCTTCTTGATAAGGATTCTGCAAGCCTTAAGGATGTTGATAAGGACAAGGGTGTTATGTATGTGAACGCTCGTGTTCTTGATTATGTCAAGGAGATTAACGGTACTGAGATTAATGGTCAGTATCCGTTCACAGAGCAGTTCGAGTTTCCAATGGACTTCACTAAGCCTGAGCTTTGCAAGAAGGTTTATGATAAGCTCTTTAAGATTAAGAAGAATGTTCGTCAGGTAACATTTGATGGTATCTTTGTTGAGGGCGGAGCTACTGTTACCGCAACAATGGATGATGTTCCCGATGATATCAAGGATCTAATTGATATGGGTATTTATTCTGAGGAGGAAGCACTTGCCAAGTGTAGTGCAAGCGGCTCTCGTGAGCGCCGTATGATTCTTCAGAAGCCAGTGATTAAGCTTGTTGGCGATGACAATACTCCTGTTGTTCAAATTTTTGATGATAAGTATGAAGAGGATGAGCTTGTAATTAACACTGGTAGCGATGAGGATGCGCCATTTGATACTGATGAGAAGTCTTCAGATGACTCGGACATGTCTTGGCTTGATTCCCTGTAAATAATATATACTATTAAGGTTATATGCGGGAGAGATAAGTTTGAACTCTCCCGCTCATTCTCAATTAACATCTTAGAAAGGTGAATACATATGGCATTTGGTAAGAAAAATAATGTGCGTTTAGATCCTCTTGCATATAACATTTGTCTTCTTGGCGAGTCTAAAGTTGGTAAGACTACCCTTATGAAAGAGGTTTGTGAGAAGCTTGCAGGCGATGACGGCTATCTGTTCCTAGAGTGTGGCACTGAGCGAGGAGCCGATGCCATTCAGGGAATTAACTATATTAACTGTCCTGAGTGGGATATGGATTATGATGAGCTTACAAACAGCGCTGGTCTAGCTGATGTTTGTGAGGATATTATCGAGAATAAGACTAGCGAGTATCCCAATCTTAAGGCGGTAATTTTCGATACATATGACCACCTGATTGACATTGCGGAACAGAAGTCAATCGATATGTGGAACAAGGAGTGTCGCAATAGCGGACATGCCGAGAAGTGTGTAAAGAGCATTAATCAGGCGTGGTCTGGCTATGGTCGCGGTGAGAAAAAGGCCATTGAGATTATGTTTGATATGATGGCTCGACTTCGTAATGTTGGAGTTGCTTCTATTATCATCGGGCATGTTAAGACGAAAGAGATTTCTGATGTAGTCTCTGGTGAGTCTTATCAGATTCTTACTTCAGATCAGCAGCAGAATTATTTTAACGCGCTCAAGAAGAACCTGCACTTCCTTGGTCTAGCATATATTGACCGTGATGTTATCAAGGAGAAGACTGGTCGTAAGAATGCTGTGACTAAGAAGGACGAGGTTGTCAACAAGGTCGCATCGGAGTCTCGCAAGATTAAGTTCCGTGACGATAACTACGCTGTCGATTCTGGTTCTCGTTTCGCCAATATCATTCCAGAGATTGATATGAATGCAGACGCATTTATTCAGGCTCTTACAGACGCAATTAAGTCTGAACAGTCTAAGTCTGGCGTGTCATTTGATACAGCCAAGAAGAAGCAGGCTAAGCAGGAGAAGGAGCTTGAGAAGCGCGTTGCCGAGCAGGAAGAGCAGGCTAAGTCTCAGGCAGCTGTGGACGATGTAGTTGCTCAGATTGTTGATTTCTTTACTGAGAACAAGTCTGATATTGCAAAGATTAAGCCAGTTCTTGCAGCCGTCAAGAATCTTGGGTATGACAACCCCAAGTCCATTGATAATGTCGAGGACGCAAACAAGATTCTCGCTCTAATTTCTGAGTAATTCTGCTATAATGTACAACCGTGCTACAAAATATAGAAAAATGTAGCATGGTTGTACGTACTAAAGAAAGGTTTGATTATGGCACAGTCTATTGAGGTCATGGAGCAGCGCTATCAGATGCTACTTAACCGTAGGGGTAAGAACTCCGAGAATGTTGGCATTATGCGCAAGCTACGCCGTAAGATTAATAAGGCTAAGAACGGCATTATTCTTTCCTAGTATATCTTCATGGAATGTTACTTCAGCGAAAGGAGTCTATATGTCTTCCGACCTTAAACAAGAGTTCCTGAAAAACAAGTATGAGTATATTTCAGACGATGCTTCCAATGAGCCATTAAAGAAGACGAAGAAGCAAAAGCCTAAGAAGTCTAATCATAAACATGAATATAAGAATTTAATTATTCAGTCGTATGATAAGGTGGCTGGCAAATGGACTGATACTTATGTAAGTTATTGTCCTGTTTGCGGCAAGCTGAACAGCTTTCAGGAAACTGATGAGATTGCAAAGATTTTCCCAAATATTCGAGTTGGTACATTCGGTTTTTGTATCGGTTTAACTTACAACAAGAGCAATAAAGAGTGGCAGAGCTTTGCAAACTGGTCTGGCGAAAATATTCCGCATGTAAAGTGGAAAGACTTTGTTTATTGGAAAGACAAGTATATCGACTTGAATTTGCTAGATAATTAATTGACTTGAATGTTCTGCCCATGACATAACAGTCGTGGGCAGTTTTGTATAAGGAGGTTCCGCCGTGGCTAAGACATCTAAGAAAAAAATGACAGAGCAAGAGCTTGCAGATTGGGACGAGCTTTATGAGTATGTGCGTTCAAAAGTAATGGGCTACGATAAGAACCAATCATTAGAGCCTTATATCGTATTAAGACTAAAAGGTCTTGCTGACGGTAAGACTATTGCAAATAAAAAGATTAAAGACAAGGCGCATTACTCTTATAAACTTATTTTAAATACATTTAAGTATTGTATGCCAGATATTCAACGTGCTGTTGGGCGTATTGCTTTTAAGGATACATGCGGTAAGTTTAACTATATTATGAGAATTGTAGAGAACAATATCAATACAGTGTATATGCGCATGAAGAATGTAGAGAAAGCAAAAGAAGAAGCGATTAAAACTTCTGCTATTGAACCAGCATATAAAGATGTACAATATAAACCTAAGAAACAAACTGTAAAGACAGATAAGTTCTCTGACTTGTGGTAATAAAGGTGGTGTGTGCATGGCAGAAAAAAACACTAAGTTAAGCCCATTTGAGCAACAACAAAAGAAAGCTGCTGAGCAGGTTCTAGAATATAAACTTGGTGCAGAAGCATCCATTGTGCCAATGATTTATAAGCAACCAGATTTTCTTATTGAAAGCAATCTAGATATTAATGAGTTTCACAATAATGCATGGCGCGTATATTTTGAGATTGCTCGTGACCTAATTATCAACGAAAAGAAGACCGTTCTTACCGATGTTACGGTGGCTCTTTATCTTGAGAAACATCCAAAGCTCTCTAAGAAATACGATGAATATGGCGGCTATCAAACTATTGAAGATTCTGATGCATATATCGATACTGGAAACTTTGATGGTTATGTAACTGATCTTAGAAAGTGGAATGTTGTAATCAAGCTTATTAAGTGCGGATTCCCTTGTGATAAAAAACGTATTAGCGAATTATGTGATATGTCAGCAGACGAGATTTATGCTGAATATACGGTATATCTTAATGATATTTTTGCTAACATTGACAACAATGTTAAATCATATAATGGCTTTGAAGGTATGCGAGAGCTTGTTGATGAGCTTGATGAGGGAATGAATGTTGGCATTCCGTTTGCAAATTGTTCAATTCTTAACAAGGAAACTGGTGGTATGCTAGGAGGAAATATCATTGGCATGGGTGCCAGTAGCGGCGTTGGTAAGAGTACCTTGAGCATTAATTATGTTTTTCCTTCTATGATAAAATATAATCTTAAGGCTTTATTTATTATCAATGAGGAAGATCAAAACAAGTTTAAAAAAGAAGCGCTTGTCTGGTATTGTACAAATGTATTAAAACATCCAGTTCAGAAGCGTGTTCTTCGTGATGGTGGTTTTGACAAAGAAACAAAAGAAGCTCTTTATAAAGCATCTGAGTGGTTTGAAAGTCAGAAAGACAATCACAACATTACAATTATTCCTCTTGAGCAATATACTGCAAGGACGGTAATCAAGCTTATTAAGAAATATACAAGGATGGGTATTGACGTTATAGTTCTTGATACACTGAAAGAAAGTTATGACTCTCGTAATCAAGAGTCGTGGAAATCGTTAATGACTGACTGTGTTGATTTTTATGACCGCATTAAGCATACCAATACGTGCATGATTATCACATATCAGCTTGTAAAGAATAAGAGTAAATACCTTACTAATGCCGATATTGGTGTGTCAAAGGGCATTCTTGATGTATTCAGTGTTAATATGTTCTTTAGAAGGCCGCTACCATCTGAGTTCAAAGATGAAAAAGAAGAACTATATTGCTGGAAGAAGCCAACAGAGAATAGTGCTACGACCATTCCATTTAAACTTGAAAAAGGCGAACATTATATGATTACTTTTTTAAGTAAGAATCGTTTTGGTCAAAGCGATATTCAGATTGTTAGTGAAGCGGACTTCTCAATCAATAGATATGAAGACATTGGATATACAACTGTAGCAGTAGATTATTAATTTTTTCTATTAACGTTATATGCAAATAGTGCTATACTTTAATAAGTGACTAAACGTGAAAGGAGTGATATTTAGATGGATGCAGCTTCTTTGAAGAAATATATCTTCAATAATAATAAGGTTGAATTTGTTCTAGAGAAAATTGGTTGTAAGTCAATTAAGTATCACTCCTCTAAAAATTTCTACAGTGCAGCTAATTACAATGGTGACAACGCTAGCGCAATTAATGTATATAATACAAAATATTTATTAATACATAATTGGACTAGAGAGAATGAATTTGGTGATATGTCAGATATTATTTCTCTTGTCCAATACAATAAGAACTGTTCATTTGTAGATGCTGTTAAATATCTTCATAACATTCTTGGACTTGAATCAACGCCGTATAAAAAAGAAGAAAAGAAAGACCCGCTTGCTGTATTTAAGAATGCTATTAATAAACGTAATAGGCGCAATAGACATAGAAATATAGCAGACGTATCAGAGATACAGGCTATCAAAGAAGAAGCTATCAATGATTACGTTCCTTTGCTTTATATTGATTGGTTGCGAGAAGGCATTATGCCTTGGGCTGCTAAGAAGTTTGGGTTGGCGTATTCATATAAATATCATCGTGTAGTTATTCCCATTAGATATTGGGAAGATGGTGAGCTAGTTGGGTTTAATCAAAGAACTACTGTTGAAAATTATGAAGAGCTAGGAATCCGTAAATATTTCCTGACACCTTCATATAAGAAAAATCTTAATCTTTATGGACTTTGGGAAAACAAAGAAGAGATTGAACGCAAGAAAGTTATAGTTATTTGTGAGTCTGAGAAATCTGTATTAAAGAGATATTCGCGCAATGACGGAACTTGCGTTGCGCTTCAAGGAAAGAAGCTAAGTGAAAAGCAAAAACAAATTATCTTAAAGTTAAATGTTGATGAAATTATTGTTGCTCTTGATAATGACGTTCCGATAGAAGAAGTGCGATATATATGTGAGCAATTGCATCTTCACAAAAGTGTGTCATATGTGAAGGATCGATGGAATTTACTCGGGGACAAGGATGCTCCCGCCGATGCAGAAAATAAGGTGTATAATTTTCTTATCAAGCATCGAGTTAAGTATGATGAGTCAGAGCATCGAAAGTATTTAAATGGTCTTAAGAAGAAATGAGGTAGACAATGAAGCTCGTATTTCAGAACAGTCAAGGACATGAGCGAACTATTGCAGATGTTGCAACGGCTGACGATGCATATTCTGAAATTAAAAAATTCTGTAGAGAACGAGACTTTCATATCTATTACACTCGTGTTTGGCAAGATGATGACGGTGCAACAGTATATGATGTTGGATCACACGTAGAATTTTTTAAGCTATATCCAGATAATAAGGAGTAACAATGATTGCAAAAGAAGATTTTGTAAATGCTGTTAATTCAATTAAAGAGGTAGAAGATTTTTATCATCATCATGGATATAAGTGCTATGTGAAGAATGCTCTTACACGCACTTTGATGGATGCCATCAGTGATAAGTATGAATGGGTTGCATGGTATATCAATATAACTAAGTATGGCAAGGTAAATAATATTGTCAGCGCTGGTGATTCAATTGAAAATGTTAAGCACTATATCATTGATAGCGCAGATGCATTATATGATTTTCTAGCTGACTATTACGCAGAGTAAAAGACGAAGGGTGTCTATGAGTAACTATCCAGATTATACTTGGGAACAAGATCCCCGCGCACCGTGGAATGAGCCAGTACCTTGGATTGATAAGAAGTGTATGCAATGTTCTTTATTCGCTCTTATTCCAGAAGATATTTGTAGCACAACGATGGGTTATTGCGTTGAATATTGTGATTATTGTAATGGTGAAGACGATGCGTGTGAATCATTTGAGATATATTGAGGCCGATGACCATGATAACCATTCTTGATATCAAGCGCGTCAAGGCGCGTAAGCCACATGTTTGCGACATGTGTGGTAAGAAGATTGAAATTGGCGAAGAGTATGAAGCAGAGCATTTAGTAAATGATGTCCCATATACTTTTCATCAATGTTATAGATGTAAGCCGTATGTAGATGAGTTATGGAACATTGGGTTTGATGGGTATTATAGTGATGGCTTAGACCCAGAAACCTTTAATGAATTTATGTGGGAAGAACATCGAGATATTGTCAATGAATGGCAAGGGTGGAGTCCAGATGATGATTAGTGTAGATGGTTATGATGAGTAAGAAAAGCACTATAATTTGTAATAGGTGCGGCAAGGAAGTTCCATATAATGTAGGCAAAACATTATACTACCATACAGAGATATTGTTTAATAGATTTTGTCTTTTAGATAATGGAGAAGATGTTTTAGATCTATGTGATGATTGCACGCATGAGTTTCGTAGCTGGCTAAAAGAACGAGAGTAAATTATGGTTAAATTATGTTTTGAGAAAGACGTAGAAGACCTCCATGTGTGGGCGCTTGACTATATGGAGGAATGCGATGAGCCAGAGTTGACAATGTTAAACAAGATTGCTTGTGCAATTGAAGATTATTGGGACACAATATATGTTAAAGAGCATTTGAAATTTGCAATTAAAGACACTGTTAAGCAAATGCCAAATGCTCTTAAGATGTTAGAAAATTCATAGAAAGGGATTGATATGGCTATATATAAACTTGTATTTGATTGGTGGACAGACGAGAGCGAGAACCTTCCTTGGTGCGAACAGGAAGAACGAGTATATTATTTCACGCACGCTGAGGATGCATTTGATTTTGTTAATCGTGTAATTTGGAATGAACCCGCGTATGTGTCTATGGACAGCCCGATTAACGCATATCTTTATAAGTTTAGCGAATCTGTTCAGTATAATGAGCCAGATGAGCGATATATTGCGGCATGGCACGATATTGATAAGAAAGTGCGTTAGAAACAACGCTCTGACCTGCGGTTTTGTTGGCGAAAAAAGCTTTAAAATCGTGATTTTAAAACAAGTAATATGATTGGCGTATACATGTATAAACTTCTGCAAGGCGATTGTCTTGGGCTGATGAATAAGATGCCAGACAATGTTATTGATTTAACTGTTACTTCTCCTCCTTATGATAATCTCAGAACCTATAACGGCAATATTAATCAGTGGAGCTTTGACAAATTTAAGAATATTGCAGAAGAGCTATATCGTATCACAAAAAATGGTGGCGTTGTTGTTTGGGTGGTAGGAGACGCCACTATCAAAGGTAGCGAAACTGGAACATCATTTAGACAGGCGCTTTATTTCATTGAAATAGGTTTTAATCTTCATGATACAATGATTTATAGAAAGAAGAATCCTACTCCAATGAGGGGAACAAGATATCAAAACTGTTTTGAATATATGTTCGTACTTTCAAAAGGAAAGCCTAACACGTTCAATCCGTTAATGGTTGAGAAGAAGTACATAGAGAACCGCAAGAGTAAACAGTATAACAAGAAGGCTGATGGCGAACAAATAGTACATGAGTATAAAGCAACATCAAACCTAAAGCCAAGAGATAACATATGGGAATATTCAGTTGGGTTGTATAATAGTACATCTGATAAGATTGCTTTTGGTCATCCAGCCGTGTTTCCAGAACAACTTGCGGAAGACCATATTCTTTCTTGGTCAAATGAAGGAGATGTAGTATTTGACCCATTTATGGGAAGTGGTACTACTGGCAAGATGGCTGTTCTAAATAATAGAAATTTTATTGGAACAGAAATTGATGAAGAGTACATGAAAATTGCCAATCAACGTATTAAAAATGCTACAACCTAATGTTCCAAATAAAAATGTTAATTCCAAATAACAATTGGAAGTAACAAAAATATTGGAAGTATAAAAGAATAATTGTGATATAATAATAGCTGCGTATTAAGCAGCTATTTCTTTATAGGGAGACGATATGGAGCTAGACACATTTTATGTCGTAACGATTCCAGAACATACAAAGAAAGAAATTTCTTTTAGCACAAAAAAGTATGGCATGTGCTTAGGCATTGAGCCAAAGGAAACACAAGTCTATGTTCCAGAAAAGAAATACTATTTCAACAAACGTAAACAGGCTAAGAAGTTTTGCCTAGAGAATGATTATTCGTTTGAATACATCACAAAGGAGTTGTATTAATGGCACGCTTGTCAAAAGAAGAACTTGATAAAATCAAAAAGAAGTACGGCGTATCACGTATTTATTCGTGGAGTCGTGTAAATACTTTTATGACTTCACATTATGAGTATTATCTCAAGTATGTTAAGCACGTAAACGAAGACAGAACAGATTGTGGATATGCGCCACTCGGATCTATCGCGCACGACACTCTTGACGCATTTTATGATGGCAATATTTCATATGAAGATATGATTGGTCAGTTCGAGGATGGTTGGCTTACTGCCATTGACATTGCAGACCTTAAGCTTGACCGTAATGATGAAGAACATGATGCTAGTATCAAGGCTAAATACAAGGAAGACTTACAAATCTTCTTTAAGAATCATATCAAGTATAAGCATAAACTGCTTATTGAGAAGCCTGTAATCGCGCAAGTTGGTGACAATGTATTTGTTGGCTATATCGATGCATTGTTTAAGGATGACGATGGCTGTTATAACATTATAGACTTTAAGACTAGCTCTATGTACAAGGGCAAGACACTTGAAGAGCATTCAGGGCAGCTAACTATCTATGGATTAGGACTAGTACAAGCTGGTATTCCACTTGATAAGGTAAAGATTTGCTTTAATTTCTTAAAGTATTGTAACGTTCAGTATCATCAGAAGAATGGCGCAGTAAAAGAGCGACAGGTAGAGCGCTATAAGCTTGGTGACAGTCTTAAGACAAATGTTAAGATGTGGCTTAAAGCCGATGGGTATTCGGAAGACGAAGTTGATAATTATCTGAAGCTTCTTATTGATACAAACACCATTGATGTATTGCCAGATGATGTACGTGATAAGTATGTGATTACAGATTGCCATGTATTTATTCCATTTACACAGGAGTTAATTGATAAGTGGACTGATACGATTGTGTCTACCATTCAAGATATTAACATGCGCGAGAAAGATTACGAAGAGACTAAGAGCGATGCCGCGTTTTGGGATTCTGAGGAAGATGTTAAAGCGCAGTCGTATTACTTCTCGACATTAATGGGATACAGTGCAAATCTACATAAGCCATATAAAGAATACCTAGATAAGCTAGAAGCACAGAAGAATGATGCAGATATATTTGGCGGTCTTGTTGGAGATTCTAAAAACGATGTTGTAACTAATCAGGATATATGCAATAATAAGACCGATGAAGTAGATTTATCTTGGTTAGATGAACTAGCCTAACTTGTAGGAGGATATACAGTGAGCAATGGTATTAACGTTTTAAATCTATGTGATGGTATTTCGTGTGGCAAGGTCGCTCTTGACTGCGCTGGCATCAAGGTGAATAAGTATTTTTCAAGCGAGATTGACGAGAATGCCATTGCTATTTCTAAGAAGAACCACGATGGTATTATTCGTCTTGGTGATATTACTAAGTGGCGTGAATGGGATTTGCCGCATATCGACTTGGTTTTGTCAGGCACGCCTTGTCAGGGCTTCTCTCGTGCTGGTATGATGCTTAATTTCAAGGATGAGCGCAGTAAACTATTTTTTGAATTCGTTGATATTCTTAATGACATTAAGACAAAGAATCCAGATGTCTTGTTTCTATTTGAGAATGTCAAGATGAAAGATGTGTGGAAAGATATTATCACCGATAAGCTTGGCGTTGAGCCTATTGAGATTAACAGTAAACTTATGAGCGCACAAAATCGTTGGCGTACATATTGGACTAATATCCCCAATGTTGAAAAGCCAAAGGACAAGGGTATTAAGCTGCTTGATATTCTTGAAGACAATCCCGATGTTGAATTGGTTGAGCATAAGGGAATCATGTTCGATTCATACTTTCCAGAGAATGCTGTTGCCATTGTTAATCGAGTTGATGGCGAGCTACGTATCAATCAAGCAACCAAGAAGGGTTATATTGTAGCGCATAATGGTGATGGCGTTAATCTATCATTCCCGACTAGCAAGACTCGGCGTGGTCGTGTGATTAAGCAGAAGTCATCTACTCTTGATTGTGCCTGCGATGCATCTGTGTATTACGACAATACGATTAGACGTTTGACTTGCACTGAGCTAGAGCGCCTTCAAACGCTGCCTGATGGGTATACAGAAGGTTGGGTTAGGAGCAACAGGGTCAAGGCGATCGGCAATGGTTGGACTGTTGACGTAATTGCATGGATCCTTAGTTTTATGAAGCAGTAAAATATCTATTTTAAGGAGCAGATATGAAAAAGTCAGACATGAAAAGCTATATGATTGTTGTCAATGGATATGGCGATATGCTTCTTCTGCTTGAAGACAAAGACATAGATAATGATTGGTTTGTTGTTGGCACTCCAACAGAAGAAGAATTGGATGAAGACATAAGCGCTGTTTTTTATAAAGAACGAGAGTTTAACGATAATCTAATTAATATTAACGACCCGATAGCAAGCATTACTGATGTATATGACTCAATCCCGCTTCAATTTCCGTTTGTACTAAACGTAGAGGATTTATATGATAAATATAAACCAGAGCTTGTTTGGGAGCGTGAACCTTCTGTTATTAGCAAGAGTAAACTTGAAAGCTTTTCTTCAAATAAAGATGTAATGACGTATATCAGTAGTATTGTTCCACCTTATCGTATTGTGGAGTAAAACATTTATTCTAAGGAGATAATATGCCTGACGTTATTGAGCAGCTTAAGAACTGGGTAGAAGAGAACTATAACGCACCTGCTTGCGAATGGACTTATGAACGTTCAGAAGGTAACTCATTTGATTGTTTTGAAGATGGGTTTGAATGCGGCACAAGCCTTGCGGCATTTTGTGTTGGTAAAATTCTAGGCATGGACATTGAGTAATAAGTACCAGTTTTAAGGATTGATTATGAAGCTTATTATTAAAGACCGTGGTATGGGTAAGACAACTCAGTTGATTCATATTAGCGAAGCAACTGGCTATCCTATTGTCGTTGCTTATAAAACAATGATTGATAATATAAAAAGTACGGCTACAAAACTTGGATGCAAGATTCCAGAGCCAGTTTTAATTTCTGATATTGTTACTGGCAAAATGCAATACGATAATATTCTTGTTGATGAGGTTGCGCTTGATGGAGTTCTTAAAAAGGCTCTAAATAATTATTTTAATAGCAATGTCGTAGCTTGTACTTGTAGCCCATATGTTGATGTTGACGCATATTATTCCTTGCCTAAAAGGAGCTTAACTGTTAGCTGCGACTAGATAATAAACGCCTATTTTAAGGAGCAACAATGCGTAAAGACAAAACACTTTGCGAACAAAACGAGAAAGAAATTGAAGAGCTGCTGCTTGGTCATAAAGTCACAGTAGATGATTATGACAATCTTGTTCTCGATAACGGCATAATGCTTCAGATTAATCCAAACATCGGATGCGGCGGCTGTGAGTCTGGCAACTATTATTTGGAGCATATTGCATCTGTAAATAATGCAATTACAAACGTTGAATTCGTTGAAGAGTTCGAGGATGATTGTTATTATGAACACTATAAGATTTTCGTTATCGCAGACGGTATGACAACAGAGCTGCTTGATGTATATGGTACGGATGGCAATGGTTATTATGGCACTGGATATACGATTGATGTGTACATTCCAGACGAGGATTAAGGAATGATAATGACTACTCTTGATTTAGTTAAAAAAGATAAAGTCATGTTGGCTATAGCAATGAAAGCAGAAGAAGCTGGCTTTATTGTTATGGAAGCATCATCATATAAGGTCGTAGTTAAGGCTGGTTGCCTGCCAGTGTCTATTACGTGGGAGATGTGTTCGTGTCATGGCGGTAGAATGTGGCTGTCGCAAGCTAACACAAATATCTACGTTGAGCTATCATCACCTGAATACGATACGAAAAACGGTATCGTAGACCCAGAGACAGAGCTTGCATTTTATATTGACAACAAGATGGTCGATACCGTCAAGAGCTTTGAGAAGTATGTCTATGTCGTTGATGTTATCGGCGAATATAAAAAGGATGAGCTGAAAACGTCTTATTTTAAGAGCGTTGAAGATGCTTCTTACTTTGTGTTCCATGAAAAAGGACATGACCTTAACAGTGAGTACGGAGAAGTGCTGCACCAATATCCAAATCCCGATATGCAAGAGCGTGTAACCTATGTCGGCGAAGACAAGGGCGTGCTAAAGTTTAAGGGCGAAGCTATTAACAAGGGTAAAGCTGGTCGAGAGTACGAAATTGAATTTAGGGTCTTTAGAAAGAAGACATATTAATATATTTAAGGAGACAAAATGCCGCCAATTCTTACTCATGGTGGAGTCATAAAGGATTATATAGCTGGTGAAGATATTAAGAACAATGATATCTATATCGTAGACACAGAGACGCAACAGATTAGAAAGCCGAAGAATCCTTCTGAGTGGTTCTATTGTCAAGTGGTTTATGTATATGAGACTAATCCTTGGGCTATTGATGGTATCGAAGAGGGGTATACTGTAAGCCAAGAGATGATTGATAGCGGTACTATTAAAGAGGGAACGCGATGCCGTTGCTGGATCGGTTTCTTTAGAGTGTAGAGGTTTTAATAATGGACGCGCCATTTCATATTAGGTCTTTTTACAAAGAGTTGATTGCTTTATATAAGAAGTACGACCTTAGTATTTCTCATGAAGACAGTCATGGTAGTTTTATTATAGAAAACTATAATGAAAACAATGTTGACTGGATTATGGATGCAGATATTAAGGCGAATGTTCCAAAATTGCCAGATGAATTATCTTGGCTCGATAAAGAATAGGGTGTTAGTTTAATGAACACAGAGCATTATATCCTTCAAGATGGTGGCGAGGTATACATCGATTGCAAAAAACTTCCCACATGCCCATCAAACTCAAAGCGTTCATCGGTCAGTATTATTGGTGATAAGATTTATATGAACGGGTATGAGTATAAGAATGGTAAGTGGAAGAGAACTCTACCCGCCTTGTTCTACAACCTGTTTTAAAGAAAGAATACATTATAATGAAGTCGAAAGAGCTTGCAGAAGAGTTATTGAAATATCCAAACCTTGATGTTGTTGTGCGCGTGTCTATATCCGCTTCGACATATGACCATCCATATGGTGAATATGATATGCAATACATAGATTATATTGGCTGCACTAGCACTAAAGATAATAATGTGGTAATATTTCTTGAATAGATAAGGTTGATTATGTCTATCTATATTGTTCGTTTTGGTGATTACGATAGTGAGTTTAGCGTTGGCTATTTTACAAATGAAGAAGACGCAGAGAAGTGTATGGAATACCATATGAGAACACAGCCAAGCGACTATGAGTATATATGTGATGCGTATAGCCTAGAAAAATACGAGCTTGATAATACTGATTATGACGCGCTTAATAAAGAACTTGATGAAGCCGAGAGGACAAAGCAAAGAAAAGAGGAAGAAGAATTCAGAAACAAGGAGCTTGCAGAGCTTGCTAGGCTAAAAGCAAAGTATGAAGGTCAACAAGATGATTTGTAATAAATATGAGTTCTTGAAGTCTCTTAAAAAAGAGGAACTTGATAGTGGAACAATTAGAGTTTCAATCGAATGTAGAGACGGTATAACAGAAAATGTATGGGCATATCAAGATGACGATATGGATAAATCATTTGCCATTTTGTTGAACACTCCGCTTAGCTATTTCCCAGTTCTTTGTTATGGGTCAGAAGTCAAGATTAAACATCGTGACAATATGGCTATTCTCGATACCAATTGGGTGGTAGAAGAGGGTAATCGATACGTGCTTAAGCGTTCTGATATGTAAGTGAAATTATTGTTTTAAGGAGTCAACATGGTTGAGATTGATGTCGATATGGAGTATCTTGCAATTAATGATGAGCTTGATTGCGTTGTACTGCATGATGAAAATGGCGTAATGGATGATGCCGTTTTTGTTCCAAGCTGCACTGTTGATTGCGATGAAGAGTGATAATATGAATATGCTTGATAAGATTCGTGACTGGCTCGGCATTGCAATATACACAATTAGTATTATCATTGGATTCTATGTGAGCATTTGGGTAATGCTAGTTGAGCCTATTATTTACGCTTGCCAGTGCTTTGATGCTGGTACTTTGACTGCAACAATTGTCGGCATAACGATTATTAAGATTTTGCTATCTGGGTTTGCTGGTATATTAATAATGCTTATTGGGTTTGCAATTGCATTTTTTATTTCAAACCGATAATATTTTAATAAAACACAGGCAAATTAAAGCGAATATATGCTATACTTAGGGGAGACGTTTGTTTCCCCTAATTTTTTATTGAGAGGGTGCATATATGCAGGATAACTATTGTGTGTATCATTTACATAGCGATCTCAGCAATGGGGTCACTAATGTGGATTCGGTTACAAAATATACAGAGTATGTTGATTATGCCGCTTCCATTGGTATGAAAGCGATGGCATTTAGTGAGCATGGCTGCATCTTTGAGTGGGTTCATAAAAAGCAAGCGATTGAAGCTGCTGGTATGAAATACATTCATGCTGTAGAAGCATACTTAACAGAAGACAATGATGTTGAAGACAAGCACAGGGATAATTATCACTGTGTTTTGATTGCTAAGAACTATGATGGCGTTAAAGAGCTTAATAAGATGGTGTCTAAGTCATTTCATCGAGACGATTATCACTTCTACTATATGCCGCGCATTACTTTTGAAGAGCTGTTCGCAACATCGGACAATATCATTATTACAACCGCTTGTCTTGGCGGTGTGTTAAACAAGGGTAGCAATGATACAAAGAAGAGATTTATGAAATTCCTTATTACTAATAAGGATAGATGCTATCTTGAGATTCAACATCATAATTGTATAGACCAAATTACATATAATAAGGCATTATATGCTATTAGTATGAAGACTGGCATTCCTCTGATTGCTGGCACAGATACACACTGCCTTAATGACGAGCATGTTGAGGGGCGAAAGATTCTTCAAAAAGCCAAGAACGTGTTCTTTTCTGATGAAGATGATTGGGATTTAACTTTCAAGACCTATGACGAGCTTGTTGCTGCATATAAGATCCAGAATTCACTACCAGAGAACGTATATATGCAGGCAATTGATAACACAAATATCATGGCTGATTCTATTGAAGAGTTCGAGCTTGACTATTCAAAGAAGTACCCTAAGCTATATGCTGATTCTGAAGGAACGTTAAAGAAGAAAATTGTTGATGGCATTAAGAAGAGGGGTATTGATAAATACCCAAACTTTGACGAGTATAAGAAGAAGATTCAATATGAGCTAGATACATATAAGCATAATGGAGCCGTTGACTTTCTGCTACTTGACGAGGATTATAAGGCCGCTCTTAAAAAGCATGGTGTGTCGTATGGATATTCCCGTGGATCGGTAAGTGGCAGTGTAATTGCGTATCTTCTTGGTATTACAGAGGTAGATTCAATTAAATATAACCTTAACTTTGAACGTTTTATGAATAAAGAGCGTGTGTCGCTTGCTGATATTGATACAGACTGGTCTAAAAAAGACAGATATAAAGTAAGAGATTATATGTTCAATAAGGACGGCTTGTATTGCTGCGATATTGTTACATTCAACACTATTGCCATGAAGGGCGCTATTAAAGATGTTGGCAGGGCGCTTGGTATGGGCGTTGAGGATACTCAGACTATTAGCGATGCTGTTTACCAAGATGATAAAAAGAAGGATTGCATTGATGCCTACTATACAGATAAATATCCAGAGCTATTTAAATATGTTGATATTGTAAAAGGTACAATCGTATCAATTGGCAATCATCCATCTGGTCTGGTTGTTTCTCCTTATCCTGTTGACGAGTGGTTTGGTCTTTGTAGTACTAAATCAAACGACAATATGATTTCTCAAATCAACATGAAGGAACTTGATGGTTTACAGTTTGTTAAACTTGATGTTCTTGGTCTTGATTGCGTTGGTCTTATCAATGAGACGTGTGATTTAGCTGGCATTCCTAGAATTACTCCTGATAATATCTCATTTGATGATGTGAAAGTATGGAATGAGATTAGGGATGACTGTACTATGATTTTTCAGTTTGAGTCTTCATATGCAGGCGATTATATCAAGCAGTTGTTTAGCGATGAGACGATTGCGAAGATTAGAGAAAAGAACCCAGACTTCTCATATATCGAACTAATGTCAATGGCAAACGGCGCAATCCGACCTGCTGGTGCAAGTTATCGAGAGGAACTTTCTATTGGTAAATATCGTGATAATGGACATGAAGCACTAAATAAATTTTTGGCTCCAACGCTAGGATATTTGGTATATCAGGAACAGATTATCGAGTTCCTGCATTCTTTCTGTGGTTACACAATGGGAGAAGCCGACATTGTTCGCCGTGGCTTTGCTAAGAAGACTGGTACTGATAAGTTTATTCCTAAGATTAAGGAAGGATTTATCAAGACAATGAAGGAAAAGTATGGTGTAGAGAAGGAAGAAGCAGATAGGCTTATTGAGAATTTTATCAAGGTAATTATTGATGCAAGTTCATATCTATTCTCACATAATCACGCTGTACCATATAGTTTTCTTGGCTATGTTGTTGGTTATCTACGTTGTTATTACAAGCTTGAGACAGTTACAACAGCTTTAAACATTTATGCAGAAGACGATGCCAAGTGTTTGGAAATCATTGCATATGCGAAGAGAAACGGTATTGAGCTTAAGCCGATTAAGTTTGGTAAATCAACTGCTGATTATACAATGGATAAGAAGGAGAACTGTGTATATAAGGGCATTGCCAGTGTAAAGCATTGTAATCGTCAAATCGCAGATGAACTACTTGAACTATCTAAGAACAAGTATGATTCATTTGCAGAGCTACTTAAAGACATTAAAGATAAGACCTCTATTAACTCTAGGCAGCTAACCATTCTTATCAGTCTTAATTTCTTTTCGGACTTTGGTAAGAATAAGTATCTGTTAGACGTTGTTGATATCTATGATAAGTTTGCTAACTCAAAAATTATTGCCAAAAAGAAGATGGAGGAGCTTGGTGTATCTGATTATCTGATGCAGAAATATGCTGGTAAGGAGACGAAATCACAGTGGAGACAGCTCGATAACCAAGGCTTAATTAATGAACTTTGCAATCGACTTGAGGATAAATCTCTTGATATTGTTTCACAAGTAAGGGCAGAGATGGATTATCTTGGCTATGTGAATTATGTTAATCCTAATATGGCAGACGATTATTATATTGTTACTGGCTTTGCGACATACAAGAATCCCTGTACTCCTAATCTTGTTTTGCGTAGAATTTGTGACGGCGAAGAGATTCATGGTAGAATTAAGCAGTCAAAGGTGTTCAAAGAAAGTCCATTTGGCATGTATTCTATCTTGAAGATTGAGGGATTTGCATACGACTTCAAAAGCAAGAAGATTAATGGCGAATGGCAAAAGTCAGATGAGCGCGAGATTGTACTCGAAAGCTATGAATGTATGAAAGGGTAGACATAATGGATAACAATCAGGTAGAGTTCAAAGGCACTGTTGTTAAATGTGTCTACTCTTCTCCTAATTTCAAAACTTATGCTCTTGATGTAGACAAAGAAAAGCATCCAAACATCAAACACAATAAATTCAATAACGTTTCCCTCATTGGAGATTTATCTGACCTTACTATAAATCTTGAATATGATATTGTTGCTACAGAGGAACAAACTAAGTATGGCGTTAGCTATCGCGCAATTAATGTTCATAGAGACATGCCAACTAGCGCTACTGGCACAAAGGCGTTTCTAGAAGAGGTGCTTACTCATAATCAGGCTGAAACTCTTTACGCAAACTATCCTAACATTCTTGACCTTGTAATGCAGGGCAAAGACGATGTGGTGGACATTAGTAAGCTTAAAGGCATAGGCGATAAGACGTTTGAGAAAATCAAGAATAAGATTATCGAAAATTTTAAGCTTGTCGATATTGTAGATGAATTTAAAGGCACTATTTCACTTAGTATGGTTAAAAAAATCTATAATACTTATTGCGATATAAATGTTTTGAGAGAACGCCTTAGAGAAGAACCGTATGCTATGCTTACTATGATTAGCGGTGTAGGTTTTAAAACAGCTGACTCTATTATTCTTAATCTACAAAAAGAAGGCGCTGTTGATTTTGGGCATGATGTGAAAACTAGCAAAGATAGATGCTTAGCTTGTATTGTATATTTACTTAAAGAGAATGAAGATGAAGGTAATACAAGGATGAACCTTGCCGATCTTCGAGAACAGTGCTGCTCAATGGTTCCAGCTTGTGCAAATCATTTTGTCGAAGCGATTCAAAATAGCAATATTTATTATGATAAATTTACAATGAATGCAGCCATTGCATCAACATACAATAAGGAATTGTACATTGCCGAAACGATTGCAAATAATGTTTATAACGACAACAACGTTTGGGATTTTGATACAGATAGATATCGCAGAATTGGAGAATTTGAGCTTTCTGACGAACAGATGCACACTGTAGAGAATTTATGTAAATATAACATTAGCATTCTTAATGGTGCGGCAGGAACAGGCAAGTCATCATCTATGCAGGCCGTTATCAACATGTTAGATGATGGGGGGAAAAGATATGCGCTCTGCGCACCTACGGGGAAAGCTTCAAAGGTGCTTTCGGAATTCACAAGACGAAAAGCTTCTACAATTCATAGGATGTGTGGGTATAATCCACGAAGCGGCTGGACTTATAATAAAAATAATAAGCTTGATTATGATGTTATCGTAGTAGACGAGTGCTCTATGGTGAGTGTTAATTTGTTTACGCATCTTATCGATGCAATAGATTTTGGATGTACGAAATTGTTGCTCATTGGAGATAGCGCACAGCTACCTTCTGTCGGTTGCGGCAATTTGTTTCATGATTTCATGCAGAGCAAAGTTATCCCAACAACGACATTGACCAAAGTATTTCGTTACGGTGAAGGAGGTGTATCAACTGTTGCAACAGATGTACGATTCTGCAAACAATATCTTAATAAAGATATGAAGAATAAGGCAACATGGTTTGGTGCAAATAAGGACTATATGTTTATTGACCTTGCGAAAGAAGATATACCAAAAAACGCAGTTGCATTATACAAGAAGTTGTTAAACAGCGGCGAGCGCATTGAAGATATTCAAATCATTACCGCAAAAAATGTAGGTGAATGTGGTGTAAATACGCTTAATAATATGGTTCAAAAAGAAGTTAATAAAAATTTCGGATCTAAGCGCTGCATGAAGGTCGGAGATGTATTATATTATGACGATGACATAGTTATGCAAAAACAAAACAACTATAAAGCCGTAATATGTGACGAGAACGGCAAAGAGAGTGTCGATGGTGAAGAATATGAGACTGCATTTATTGCAAATGGAGAGACTGCAAAGATTTTATACGCATGTCCCTCGTATGTTGTTCTTGATTTCGATGGCACCATTGTTAAATACGGGAAAGAAGTTATGACAACGGTTGGACTCGGTTATGCTTCGACAATACACAAGTCACAGGGTTCTGGCATTAAGAATGTAATCGTATGTACTTCTAAGAGCGATATCTTCATGCTCAACAGCAACTTGGTATATGTAGCTTTAACACGTACAACGTCTCGTTGTTATCATTTAGGCTCCGTAGATGCTGTTAATATTGCAGTTAAAAAGAAGGCCAACTTGTCAAGGCGAACGTTTATGCAGAAAATGTTGCGTCTATGTGACACAAAATCTGCATAATATTAATAGGAGTTTGTGGTATTATACATACTGCAAACTCCTAATGTTATATGCAAAGAGGTGATTGGATTGAAGAATAAAGATATTCTAGTGTCTATTGGTATGTTGAGTATATTTGCGGTTCTTTTATTTAGTATTTTGTACTTCGTATTTCAACCAGTTCATAGTGACAATGATGGCAAGGATAGCGATGATACAAGTGTTGTAATTATTAAAGACAAAGAGAAAGCAGAAGAGTCTGATGATGAATACGCTGATTTAACTGCAAAATATGTAAGCTACGAGACTTATGATGCTCCTAAGAATAGTGGATTTAAATCTTTTATGGATTATAGAACGATAACTAATACCGATTCTAAACAGTACAGGCTACAACAGCATTATGCTGAGACTGGCGAATACGGTATTAGGATGGCTGATAGCAGATATATCGTGGCTATCGGTACATATTTTACATCTGATGTTGGTCAGTATTTTGATATTATACTTGAAAATGGTACTGTTATCCCGTGTATTTTGGGAGATCAAAAGGCTGATGTAGATACCGATTCAGATAATATCATCACAAAGCACAATGGATGTATGAGTGAATTTATCGTTGATTCAGATGCGCTGAATGAGGATATTAAGTTCCACGGTGACATGTCTTACTGTTTAAAAGATTGGGACAGTCCTATTAAAACTATCAAGGTATACAACAGAAATATTTTTGAATATTAATTTATATTCTTATGTATATTAGTGGCTAAATGCTGTATAATATTTAATTGTATCAAATAAAGTTATATGCTTTAATTAGGAGGTAATGCGTATGATGTTTGTTATTAAGCGAAATGGACGAGAAGACGCCTTTGACAAGAACAAGATTTCAAACGCTATTAAGAAAGCATTTATTGAAGTCGATGGCGATGTTACCGAGGACGCAAATAAAATTGCAAATAAGATTTCAAATGAAATCGCAAATATCAAGAAAGAGAAAATGTCCGTTGAGGATATTCAAGACATGGTTGTGAACAAGCTTATGTCAACCTCGCGCAAAGATGTGGCTTCTCATTACGTTGAGTACCGTTATAAGCGTAAGATTATTCGTGAGGTCAATACAACAGATGAAACAATTATGGAGCTGCTAAGCGGAGACAGCGATTATTGGAATAACGAAAACTCAAATAAGAATGCTAGTCTTGTCACCACTCAACGAGATTATATGGCTGGCGTTGTAAGTGAAGATATCTCCAAGCGCTTTTTGCTACCAGAGGATGTTGTTGAAGCTCATGAAGCTGGCATCATTCATTTTCATGACATTGATTATTTTGGGCAGAATGCTCTCAGTAATTGCTGCCTAATTAACCTAGAAGACATGCTTCAGAATGGCACTGTTATCTCTAATGTTATGATTGAGAAGCCGCATAGCTTTGCCACCGCTTGCAATATCGCCACTCAGATTATTGCTCAGGTTGCATCAAGTCAGTATGGTGGACAGACAATTAGCCTTACACATCTTGCTCCTTTTGTTGACGTGAGCCGACAGAAGATTAAGAAACAGGCGATGGATACATATGTTGAGTTTGTCGGACATGAGCCTAAGACAGATGACGAGATTGCCAATTACAATGATATTGTTGAGTCTATGGTGAAGGACGAGATTAAGCGCGGCGTTCAGACTATTCAGTATCAAGTTGTAACACTTATGACAACCAATGGACAGGCTCCATTCCTTTCTGTGAACATGTATCTTAACGAAGCAAAAGATGAGCAAACTAAGAACGACCTTGCTCTAGTTATTGAAGAGGTTCTTAATCAGCGCATTCAGGGCGTTAAGAATGAGAAGGGCGTATGGGTAACGCCTGCATTCCCGAAGCTGCTTTATGTCCTTGAGGATGATAATATCCATGAGGGCGATAAGTATTTCTATCTCACTAAGCTTGCTGCCAAGTGTACCGCAAAGCGTATGGTGCCTGATTATATTTCTGAAAAGAAGATGAAGGAATATAAGCTATCTAAGGGCGAAGAGGTTGGAAATGGGGATTGTTATCCTTGTATGGGGTGCCGCTCGTTCCTTACCCCAGACCGTAGTGGTAATGGATATGATAACATTGCAAAGGCTAAGAACTATGATGGCAAGCCGAAGTATTATGGTCGCCTAAATCAAGGTGTTGTGACAATCAACCTTCCTGATGTTGCACTATCGTCTGGCGGCGACTTTGATAAGTTCTGGAAGCTTTTTGATGAGCGCACTGAACTTTGTCACAAGGCGCTACAGGCACGTCATAATAGGCTCATGGGTACTCCATCTGATGTAGCACCTATCCTTTGGCAGCATGGCGCTTTTGCTCGCTTGGACAAGGGTGAAAAGATTGACAAGCTTCTTTACAATGGATATTCAACAATTTCACTTGGATACGCTGGTCTTTATGAGTGTGTAAAGTATATGACTGGTCATAGCCATACAGATGGTGATATTGGTGAGAAGTTTGGACTTGAGGTAATGCAGGCTCTTACCGATAAGTGCAATCAATGGAAGGAAGCAGAGAACATTGATTACAGTCCATACGGTAGCCCAATTGAATCTACCACATACAAATTTGCAAAGTGTTTAAAGAAGCGCTTTGGTGTAATCGAGGGTATCACTGATAAGGATTATATTACCAACTCTTATCATGTTAATGTTACTGAACACATCGATGCGTTTAGCAAGCTTGCTATCGAGTCTAAGTTCCAGAAGCTTTCTCAGGGCGGTGCCATTAGCTATGTTGAGGTGCCAAATCTAACAAACAATATCGATGCAGTGATTCAGATTATTCAGTTTATCTATGACAATATTATGTATGCTGAGCTGAATACAAAGAGCGATTATTGTATGGTGTGCGGTTGGGACAAGGAGATCCTTATTGTAGAGGATAAGGATACTGGCGAGCTTGTTTGGGAATGCCCCAACTGTGGCAACCGCGACCATGATAAAATGAGCGTGGCACGCAGAACATGTGGATTGAAGTAAAATGTAGTCCACGTTAAATCGGTTAAATTGCGGGGAAGCCCTTAGAGTCTTAACAACCAAACAATTATAGTAATATAATTGCGGCGAGTAGTAACGGACTTGGTATGGTAACATCGTTAAGAATTGGGTAATCAAACGCAGGGAAGTCTCCTAAATAGGAGAAACCTTCAACGACTATAATACCGACTAATCATTACCTCTAATGAGGTGATGCGCATGATGAAGCCAATAGAAGATTTTGATGGATACTTTATTTCTGATGACGGAAAGGTATATTGTAATTTAGGTAAGGGAAATAGAAGAAGGAACGACAAAACCACAGAATTATACGAAATAAATCCAAGGCCAACAAAAAAATGGATATATGAGAATATGTTGTAGGCAGATGTCAACTGGGAAACGCAAAGACTTATATGTTCATAGGTTAGTTGCGAAATACTTTATTCCGAATCCAGATAATAAAAATGTGGTTAATCATAAAAATTGCCAAAGAGATGACAATAGGGCAGAGAATCTAGAGTGGTGTACCACAAAAGAAAATGTTGGCTATGCAGTATCGCTTGGTAATTTAAAACGAGATGAAGAAACTGGTCGTTTCATAAGTGGGCTTTAACGTATTGGTAATGATTAGATTGTATAGTCTACTCCCCTAATAAATATCGGGAAACCGAGGGTAGTAAGGACATTGGAAGTAATTTCTGGAATGCTGGACGCACTCAAGAGATTAAAGAGCGCGTCCTTCATGTAGACGATATGCCAGCGGAAGATGGTGATTAAAATTAGGTATGCATTAATTCGCAAGATGGATATTTCGAATGGCAGCGGCATCGGCGTTTCTCTTTTTGTACAAGGGTGCCGCGCCCATTGTAAAAACTGTTTTAACAGTGAGACATGGGGATTTACTGGTGGCAAAGAATGGACTAAGCAGACTAAAGAAGAGTTTCTTAAGCTTGTTGCGCAGCCGTTTGTTGCCAGAGTAACAATCCTTGGTGGAGAACCGCTTGAGCCTGAGAATGTATACGATGTTCTTTCTCTCATCAAAGACATTAAAGCCAAGTTTCCAGACAAGAAAATCTGGCTGTATACTGGATTTACGTGGGAGCAAATTTTTAAACGCACAAAGTTGAATGATTTAAATCCCCTAGACTTCTTTTCAGACGTTCATGTTAATGCGGCGCGACAGAGCGTTATTCGTAGGTGCGATGTTGTTGTCGATGGTAAATATGTTGACGAGCTTAACGACATATCTTTAAAGTGGTGTGGGAGTTCGAATCAGCGTGTAATAAATGTTGAAAAAACTCTAGCAACAAATAAGATTGTACTGTATAATAATTAACGTTATATGCGACAACAAAGAAAGGTGATTTATATGAATAAGGTTTCTCAGTTTCATAAGGTGTCATACAACCAGTTCCATGATGATTGGCTTGATACCTTTGATGCTCTAAAGGACGAGACTGATAACGATAAGCTTGAGAAGCACCTTCGCAATATCTACAATGGCATTAAGCTTCCTAAGCGTGCCACAGCTCAGAGTGCTGGCTATGATTTCTTTTCTCCTATGAGCTTTGTTCTTGAGCCTAACGACTCCATTAAGATTCCGACTGGTATTCGCTGTGAGATGTATGACGGCTGGGTTCTGATGGGATTCCCTCGTAGCGGACTTGGTTTCAAATACGGTTTGTCAATGGCAAACACTGTATCTATTATTGATGGCGATTACTTTGACTCTGATAATGAAGGCAATATTTTTGTAAAGTTGACAAATAACAGTTGTCTAGCCAAGGAGATTCGCATCAACAAGGGCGATGCTTTCTGTCAGGGCATTTTCCTTCCCTTTGGTGTTACTCTAGACGATAATACTACTGCCGTGCGCAATGGTGGTCTGGGGTCAACAGATGCAAAGTAAGTATACATGTGATGTATGTAAACACTACCTTGGCTGGAATGACTGGGCGATCCCTTGTGAGGTCAAGTATGATGATATTGATAAAGACTTAAACGCATGTGAATGCTTTCGCCCAATTGGAAAGGCGCGTTGCATGTTTCGCAAAGTACCTATTAATAAAAATGGATTGAATGCAAATGTAAAAGCGCATATTCTTTCCGATGATGAAATGCATAGACTTGGCTTCACAGACCTAGGTACGACATCATGGTATTTATGCAAGCACGTACATAAATATCCGACAATAACATTCAGCGTCATAATTCCAAAAGACAATCCAGAAGATCTAAGAATTGACGTATTGGACGAAGAGTTTCTTCAGCCATATGATTATCAGAGTATGCTTGAGCGCAACCCAAAGTTTGCACCTGCTCTTGAAGTCAAAGAATCTGTTGATATGTTTATGCTGTATCTCATTGGTAACGGTGTGCTAAGTGGTTGGTCTATCGGAGATTATCTGTAGGTGTTTAGATGAGCGTAGTTGCAGTAAAGGTATATAACGATAAGATTAAAGTTGCAGCAGACTCCATTGTTTGCTGCGGCTCTTCAAAAAAGACAGATGGTAACTTTGTAAAACTTTGCAAAGTAAACGATATGATTATCGGCACAGTTGGCAATGCCGATGAAGGTAGTCTAATGTGGCTTTATGCAGAAACTCATAAGCCGTTGAGCGCAACAGAGAAAGATGTTCTTAATTTTATCGCTGAGTTCTCAAAGTGGAAACAGACCTTTGGGGCAGACAGCGATATTAAGAATGCATATATTATCGTGTTCGATGAAAAGGCGTTTTATGTAAGCGGACTATTGGTTTATCATATTAAAAATTATGAAGCTATTGGCGCTGGAATGGATTTTGCAAATGCTGCATTATATCTAGACCATTCCCCTAAAAAGGCTGTTGAGGTATCATGTGCCTTGTCGTGCTATGTTGCCGAGCCAATTATTGAATATGAAGTGAAGTTTAATAACAAAAAATAGGGGGTGGTTTAATGAGTGGTTATTTAGTTAATCATTATAAATCTGTATATCGTATTTTACCTGTTATCAATAATGCAACAAATGATTTCTGTCGTGATTGCAATGGTAAGATTGACGAAGATAATGTGTATATTCCATGCTATTACAATTCAAGAATTTGGCATTATGGTAGGTCTAAGCTTATTGCTTATATTCCATCTGTTCAACGTGGTCATAACGTAGTTAAAGCCCTCAAGAAAAATGGCGTAAATGTTTTTGACTGTGATGAATCAGATGGAGAGGTAGTATTTAAGTTTAACGCTTCTGATATGGATCAAGTTGCTTCTTTAATGAAGCCTAAGACTAGTGGTGCGAAAACTAGCCCATTCTCGTCAAAGAACCTGCCAAAAGCGCAGGTAGATATACCCGAAAATGAGCTTGCTCGTTATAAAAGTCTAGTTTCAAAGCTTGACAATTATATTGTTATTAAAAAGTTCAATGATAGATTTCTTGACGAAGTTCTAGCAAAGAAGCTAAGACCAAAAGGAAAACGTAAGCCGTTTGACTACAAGCAAGATATGAAAACTCTATGTCTTACACGTGATGTTAAAGGCTATATTTATAAGCGCGGCCTTTGGGAAGACTATCTAAAATTCTTAGAGATTGCCATTGATTCTTATCTAAACAAATAAATATATATGCTATAATAGTGCCAAAAGATATACAAAAACGTTAGTCTTTTGGCACTTCATATAAGGTTCTAGGAGGATATATGCTGAAAATTGAAAAGACTGAAACACATGGATGGGAAGCGGCTATTCGTGGTATGCGTAATCCTATGAACTCTTGGGCTAAGAGTGATAGCGAGCAGAAGTATTATGGCGGTGACTGTTATAAAGGCGTATTTAAGATTGGTGATAATGACCTAGACCTTATGAAGCGTCTTCGCAATGCTGGTACAGACCATCGCAAATATCTCCGCATGATTGTTGTGTCCTGTGATATTACCGCTCCACTATATTGGTGGAAAGAATTTGATACCTATAAGGTTGGAACTGTTGCGAATTCTTGTAGCACGATGCATAAGATTCAGGCTAAAGAGTTTACTATTGATGACTTTAGTCATGAGCATTTGGCTGAGAATCCAGACCCAGACTCGGATAATGATAGGCTTGTCGCCGAACCATATGATACTTATGCAGATGATGCACACTATACATATTTTAAATATACTACTACCATCTGGCCAAAAGATCTTCTCGAATTAACCATTGAAGGCTTGAACAAATATCGAAGCTCCTATATTGAGACGAAAGATAAAAAATATTGGTGGCAAATGATTCAGCTTTTGCCTAGCTCCTATAACCAGAAGCGTACGGTTATACTGAACTATGAAGTTCTTGCAAACATGTATAAGTCTCGTAAGAATCACAAGCTTGATGAGTGGCATACGTTCTGCGACTGGATCAAAACACTTCCATATTCAGAATTGATTACAGGCGAGGAGGAGTAGCATGGCGGTAATTAGTTATAACGAGAGCAAGAGCGGCAACAACTCTCTTATTGTTCATGGTAATGAGGAGGAGCTTAAGGAGGTTGCTGAGTTTGTAAACAGTATGTATGACAAGCCTGTTAATGATGAGGATGATGTTGATATGGTAAACGAACCTCCTCATTATGAGCATGGAATGGAATGTATTGATGAAATGATTCTTGTCTTTGGCAAAGAAGCAGTTATGAATTTTTGTCTTCTAAACTGCTGGAAATACAGGTATAGAGCGCCATATAAAGGTGATATCGAAGAGAACATGGAAAAGTCTCGTTGGTATCTTAATAAGTATAAAGAGCTAAGTGGTTCTATTATTGTTTCTGTTTCTAATACATCTACTACGCAGGCAAAGAACAATCAGATAGATGTCATACCGTTGAATTACACGCGGCAAAATAACAACTAAATATATATACAGTGGGGCTATAACAAGCCCCATTTTTGTGCAAATATTCTTTATAGAACTTATCTTTTGTAATTTACGTAAAACAAAGATACAATATTGTTGTAAAAATATATTATAAAGGTGTGTTAACATCATGGGGAAAGACCTTAAAGGCAAAGACTTGGGGCGCGGATACAGTCAACGAAAAGATAAACGTTTTGAAGCGCGTGCAATGATTAATGGTACAAAAATTTGCTTATACGATATGCATCTACCAACATTAAAGAAACGTTTTGAAGAAGAAAAAATTAAGATTCTAAGAGACGAAAAGAATATTAGACCAAACCTTACACTGTCTGAATGGTTTGAAGAGTGGTTTGAAAAATACAAAAAGCCAGCATTGAAGTCGGAAGTGTCTAAAAAGGCATATCATAGAAAAGTATCTAACACATACATTGCTGCAATAGGGGATAAAAAGATAGAGAATATATCTCATATGAATATGCAAGACACAACAAACGAATTACTTAGTAAATTCAAGGCAAGAACGCTGAGAGAAGCACTTGGCGTACTCAGAGAGTGTTTGGATATAGCGGTTATGAATCAAATCATTAAGTCTAACCCGTGTATTAATATAGCAATAAAAGACGAGAATGAAGCTGTTCAAGAACGTAGGGTTTTGAGTTCTCGTGAAATGAAGATGTTTTTAGATGAAATAGAACATGAGTATTATAATGAAGCTTACCAAATCTTATTACTTACTGGCATGAGAATAGGCGAATTCAGCGGTCTTCAATGGCAAGATATAAACTGGCAAAACAAAACAATCAGAATACAAAGAAGCCTGAGCATTGGTTATGTTGACGGTAAGAAAATGGAATACCTCACAACACCAAAGACGAGCAATAGCTATAGAACTATTCCATTCTTCGGAAACGTAGGTGAGCTATTTAAAGATTGGAAAGTAAAACAAGACCAATATAAAGCAAAGCTTGGAAGCAGATGGAGATTGCGACCAGAGTTAGGCGATTTAGTTTTTACGACAACACTTGGCTCGCCAGTAACAAGATATGCATTATCCCATAACATTGAAAAGGTATTGAAGAACATCAACGAAAAAGAAGAATATAATGCGGCAATAGAAGGCAGAGCGCCAGAAAAAATGGAACACATTTATCCACATGCGTTTAGACATACGTTTGCTACTAGGTGTTTTGAAAAGAAATTAGATCCAGTGTTTATACAAAGAATCATGGGGCATACTAGTTATGCTACCACTTTGAAATATACCCACTTGTTAGAGACAAAACTGAATGAAGAAGTGGCAAAAGCGGAAGACTTCCTATTATAATAGGGAGTCTTTTTTTAATGCTGTATACTTGCGTATTTGCGTAAAACATTGTTTTGCGTAAGAAATTGCGCAAATTTATTTTTTGCGTTTTTAATCAGTTGCGTATCGTTTGCGTAAAGTTTCTAAACAAGCTTGCAAACGCTATGTAAATAAAGTAATATATATAAGGGCTTTGCATTTGGAGTTCTAGGAGATAACAACGAGTAAGTAATTATAACTCCTTGATAGATAAGGGTTTGAAGATTTCCTATATTTGCTTAAATTAAGCAATACCTTATATTAATGTTGTATGTATTTGAGTCATATTTGCTTATAGATTTGCTTAAACACTATCGTCCATTTCCTTCAGCTAAGTCTACGCAACTAGACTCAAATATACAATACCTTACACTCACTGAGGTTCTTAACGGAACCTCTTTTTATATACTATAATTAATACCTAAAAGGAGATGAGCAATATGACAAATAAAGATTCAATAAATAAAATATTATCTAGATTAGAAAGCGTAAAGAATGAAATAGAGTTAATTAGACGCGACTTAAAGCTTGTCTTAGAAAAAGAAGATAATCAAAAATCGTAAAAAAAAGGGAAACAGAAGTTAATCTGTTTCCCTGAATTATTTAAACACCGATTACGTAACGAAGAACCATGTTTCTGTTGTCAACTGTTTGACCATGAAGAGAAAGGGCTGAGTTGTTATTTACAGCATTACCCTTTATCTCATTATTATTAATATAAAGATACTTCTTGTAGAACTTTCCACCACGCTCAAGTATGAATGAGAACCCACCGCCGTTATCATTTGCTACGGCGTATTTAGGAATAAAGAAAGAGTTCCAGCTAGAATTAACAGGAGCATTATTGGCAACATCATAAGCACTGAAAATTAATGAGATTCCATGTGGCTGTGCAGATACATTTCCAGAAAGAGATATAACAGCATCCTCTTTTACATATAGATTACCGCTCCACAGAACCTTATTCTCACCATAATTAGAACCAGTAAGGCCGCCAGTTTTGCTCCAAATACGAACAGAGTTGCCGTATAGATTGGTTGTTCCGTTAGACTTTTGATAGTTATCATATCCAATTGCCGTATTGCCAGCAGCAGACACGGGGACGAATACATTCTTCAAAGTTCCGTCTGATGTCTTGCCTTGTATAGCAGCTTCTACACCCATATTAATGTCTTTGCTTGTTGTGACATTTCCTGTGAGTGTGCCACCGCTTAAAGGCAGATAACTGTGAGTGTGGTTTTTAGCAGCATATCCAGAGTGCGTATGATTCTTCGCGGCATAAGTGCTTGACAAAGATTCATGAATTGTGTCCATAGCATTTAGATCGTCAGTTAGACACCGACTTGTATCATTGCCCCTCCAAATCTCATTGGTTGACATTGTGCCAATAAAAGATTGTTCTGATGTTTCAGCCATAATGTCCTCCTTATAACGCAGCCTAACTTATGTCATGCATATTATACCACATTATGAGACTTGCCGTTTTCGTCATATACTGTGATAATAGCGTAATGCAGCCCTTCATTATTGTCATAAAAATGCACAGTGCCTTTATGCGCGTCACCATTCTTGTCATATATGGTGACAACAGACGCTTTTAATTTCCATACCGCGTATAGGGTTATGCCAGAATTAGACGTATAATTTGAACCAGCAGAATATAAAACATCTCCGTTTTGTGAAGTAGCCCAACCTAAAAACTCATATCTTTCTCTTGTTGGAACAACGTCAGATAACTTAAGCGTTTCATTGTACCACTTTGTTTGTGAGCTAGGAGCGTCAGAACCACCATTTGCATCATATGAAACCGTATATGATGCGAGCTTTGGAACGGTTATATTAAACGATTTACTACCAGAAAATCCGCCACCAGAATACGAGCCAGACACATTAATTGTCTGGTCTATTTTGCTTTTTTTAACAGTCTTGCTTGCAGAAGTATCGCTGGTGTTTTGCGGATACCATGTGTCATCATAAAATCCAGTATTTGTAGATTTGCTACTTCCGCCAACATTTGTCGTTACCGTTACACCATTGTATTGAATATTACAACTTTTGTCTGATTGAATTTGCGTATATGCTGACACCGTGCATTCTGTTGCGCTGCTTGATATACTATATGTAATACGACATCTGTGCTTGTTCGTGCCGTATACATAACTAGTTATCCAATCAGAATAAGCTTCTGCCATATAACCACCTCCAAGGCATTAATTAATTTGGATATATATGGTATTCGGCTTTCCTTTTGATTCGGCTGGGTCGCTTCCCCATGTAATACCAAGATTATTTAATGTGATTTCAAGATTGGTTCTTGCAGTAGCAGCATCAGAAGCACCAGTGCCGCCATGCGAGATAGGCAATGTATCACTTGTAATATCGTTTGCACTATGCTTATGCGAAGAAGCGGCAGCGCCGATGTTTGCAGGCGTTACGCCGAGTTTTGTTCTAGCATCAGCAGCAGTCTTGGCACCAGTACCACCACTCGATACTGGAATAACACCAGTATCATCTGCTACGCTAAATAGCTTCTTAGCATCTGCAAGTGTTGTACATCCAGTACCGCCATTAGCAATAGGCAGAGCGCCGCTTGTATTTCCAAGACCCAAGTTGTTTCTGGCTTCTTCAACAGTTGTGCCACCAGTGCCACCAGAAGCCACAGGAACAGTACCGTATATGCCATTGGCATTAGGCTGAACCATATCATCTACAATCCAATATTGACCGTCATATATAAGTCTTACTGGTTTGCCGTTTGTAAGGAAATCTTCACTTGGCAACTGAATAGTAGATTTAGGAGAGCTAGAAATACGCATCCTAATATTCTTCGCGCCAAGACCATTGACATTTAATGTTGGTACCGTAGTAGTGCTAGTAGCATGTGGCACCATAACAAAATTGGCACCAGCAGAAAGAGCTTCAATTGCCTTAACGGTAGCAGTATATGCGGCACCAGTGCCAGCACTTGTAATACCTACAACGCGCTGTCTACCAGCTTCGTCATACACCTCAAGACCGCCAAGGGATTTCATTATCTTATTTCCATCCATATTTTTATACAGACCTCCTTGCTAAATTAACGGCAATGTTTCCACTGCCATCGTTTACAAGCTCAATAGCATAACCATCATTAACAATCATAATTCTTATATTTTGCTGTATCTTTGCTTCTGTATTTGGAGCGACATCAAGAAGCTTATTATATATCGCAGTAGTATCAGTATCAATTTTGCGCAGTTTGCCCCTTACTGCTGGATTACCATCGGCATCATTCTCACCCAAAGTGAAAATCATATCCCGCTTTTCACTGGCAATATACTTTAAAGCATCTTGTTCAATTTTGTTGATTGTATTGACAGCTTCGGGAGTAATTTTTTCAATCTCATTAACAGCATCAGTTTTAATTTTTTTAACCTGTGTGTCTGCGTCCCACATTATCTTGTTTACATCGCTGATTACTTCCTCTGTCAACATCTGCTCGGTGATGCGTTCGATAGTTTCAACATGATAGGCAGTTGACATATCATCGCACCTCCTTTATGATTGGTTTACGAGAATGGCAAGATTTGCATTGCCGTTTCCATCGTTAACAGTCTTAAGATATACGCCGTTCTTTGTGATGAGCGTGTTTATGTTTGTCTCAATAGTCTGCTGAGTCTTATTTGCAACAGAAACGGCATCATCATATGTCTTCTGAGTATTATTCTTAATCTCAGTGGCGGTATTAACAAGACCGTTGCCAGTAGTGATAAAGCCTTCTTTAGCTTCATCAACAGTGCTGACGGCGTTTGTCTTAGTCTGCGTTATGGTATTTACAGCAATATCTCTTGTATCTGTGACAGTGGCTATAGACTTTGTTTTAATGTCATTAATCTCGTTAATTGCATTTGTTCTAGCCGTCTCGGTGCTGGATTCAATTTCTTTTTTAATCATCTCAGCAGTAATGCGAGTAATATTCTCAACGTAGAGATAATCGCTTGGCTTTGCACGTTTACGAACAGGGATCTCGCTATATAGAATTGTTTTCTGAGAAGACGAATCATCTGCATCAGTTAAATATACATAGACAAGTAGAGGATAAGGCTCCTGCAATAGAATATTAGGGATGTCGGCAATAATGATATCTCCTGCGTGCATTGTTGCCACGCTGTCATCTTGAACGGCTACATCATCGCCACTATATTTTACAGTAGAGCGAACAACCAACGCTTCTTTTCTACTTGAATTAGAGAAATGTACTTCAGGTGGATTCTGAAGATATCTTTCATCGCATCCATTAAGGTCGATAACTATCTTCTGGTCTATGTCCCATTGATAGAATCTATTAATTGTGTCTCCGTTAAGATTTAAACAAGGCACTTCGTACATAGACATACCTCCTTGGTCATTAGAGTTTATAAATATGGTTAATATTGTAACATAAAATGTGTTTTCTAATATTCAAAATTGTAGAACTTTTAATTTATATATAAATAAATTTATATGCACCATTGAAAAAATCCCACGCAAGTTATATACTCATTTCGAGTTAAATTGCGTGGGATTTTTTCAATGAAAGGACTTAAAAAATGAAACTTATCGACATCTATGAACAGCATTATCTACCCGAGAAAACACAGAAGAGGGCGGCATCTACTGTAGCTGGATACGACTCATCAATGCGCCTTCATGTACTTCCGCGATGGGGCGAATGTGAGATTGAAGATATCTGCCCTGATGATTTGCAGGAGTGTGTAGACTCATTTGAAAAAGCTGGCGCAGGAGAGAAAGCGTTTAAATGTATTCGCCAAATCATCCGTTGGTGGATTCGCAAGAAGCGCCTACATATTATCGATCCAACCGCATACATAGAAGTAAACCACCCCAAGCCTTATCGCCCAGATGTTTTAGACGCACAAGAGGTATCAGAGATGCTTCGCGGCATGTGGGGTCATTGGGCTGAAGCTGTAACTATTTGTGCTGTAACTCTTGGTTTGCGCCGTGGTGAAGCTTGCGCTCTCGAATGGTCTGACATCAATCTTAAGACTGGCGAGGTGCGCATCAGCAAGTCGCGTCAATATGTAAATGGTCAAATCATCACAGTAAAAACTAAGACAGAGAAGTCTACTAGGTCTTGCTATCTACCTAAGTTTGCACGTCAGCGCCTAAAGCAGATTAAGGGGCATGGGCTTCTTATTGGCGATGTTTCTCCTGATAAAGCAGCTCGCGCCATCAAATCGCAGTGCAAGAAGATGGGTGTGCCATATGTATCTATGACTAACATGCGTCATACATGGGCTACCCTTGCAATTGAAGCAGGCGTTGGCATCGAAACTGTTGCCATGATGCTTGGTCATACAGAGATTAGCACAGCATATAATCACTATATTGTCCCTCGTAAAACCATCTGCCAAGAAGCTCAGGCGGCTGTTGAGAAGCTGATATTCGACAAAGCAAGGAAGTCTAAAATAAGGGCTATAAGCTAACTTGGAATTCCGTATCCCAAAATGCTGAGTGGCTTGCTTCTAGATTTAATTTTGGCGTTGATAAAATAACTTTTTGGCACAATGCAAACGGCAATTTTGAAATACAGTTTAAAACATCAAAAGACAATATCTGCCTTTATTTTTCTAGGGATATGGTTGGAGTGTACGATGCAAACACAAGAACTAGTAAAAATGTGCGTTTGTCATAGCATTCCGTATCCCCAACTGGTTTTACATGTCTACAAGGAAGCATCGAAAGTGGTACTTATTGCGCATACGCACGCATCGGACATTTAATATGTGTGTTTATGAACGATATGCCGTCAATGGGAACTAAGGGTGTGTTGCCAGAAGGATATAGACCGCAAAGCGATGTTGTCGGCTTTGGATATATAAGAGGAACAAATACATCTGGTCAAATATTAGTCAACAGTGCTGGCGAGGTAGCAACATGGTGCAACCAAAACAATGCCAGATACTTTGCTGGTTCTCTTTGTTTTGTTGTTGATTAGCATTCCGTATCCCAAGCTCCTATAGAAGTGGCAAAAACAAGTGGTTCTACTTCATATGAATCATTTAAAGTAGATTTACCCACAACAAAAATGGGTTGTTTAATATGTGTCTACTACAATAGACCACTGTGTTCTACGGTGTTTCCAATATCTCATTTTATTAAATACAATACAAATGCAAGTGATTGTGTAGACTGTTATTATGTTTCTGATATAAGTCTACATGCAACTGCTTATTATCAAAATGGATGTTTATATTTGCAGTCTGGCAATAAAGCCGTAAAGGCAACCTTTGTTGTCTTTTAACATAGCATTCCGTATCCCAGACGGTTGATGCGCTTGATTCGCAAAAGTTTACAGACATTGAAGTGTCCGCACAAGCGCGGTCTGGAATAGTATGTGTAAATATTTATCGTGCATTTAATGAAGTGGCACAATCTTTAACTTATAAAGACAATTTTATTGATATAGGCAAAATAAAACAAAAATATTGGCCTTCGCATAATTATGTCCAATATATCGGTACACAAAATGGTTCGTGGCTTATGATGTCGGTAACACAAACAGGTCGTGTTGTTGTGTATCATCAATATGGTGAAGCAAAATTATTATGGACATATTTTGAAGGGTCGCTATCCTATCCAATAGCCTAATAATTATTCAGGAAAATCGTCTTTCGTATACCACGAACCTGTGCAACAGGCATAGTCGCTATTAGGATTACCAAGCATTGTCACCCTACCACTTGGTTCAAAGAAAATTGCAAAACGACCATTTATACTGAATACAATTGGAACATTTGCTTCAGTCGGTCTAAAGCCTTTAGGCAGCGTTTCAGTGGCTTCAGAATAGTTGCATTGAGCAGACGCAGTAAACTTAACGTTACCGTGACAAATTACAACATTCCCTATTCTGTCGAATTGTATGGTGCTATTTGAATACGGAGCTTTCCAAGAAAGATGCGCATATTTCGTATCTTGGGATACGGAATACTACAACGGTATAGCAATCCAATTTATAGTGCATGTTATATTAGGATACGATGACGCTGCATTCCAAACGTCCATAGTAAACCCAGTCGATGTTTTGTTATACACCATTTCGCTAACGGAAGGCCATCCCCATGTTTCAAACTTTGGAAACTGAATTGATGTTACTACAACATAATCTGTTTCGATTGGGGTGTTAAATTTAATCTGAACAACATTATCATTCAGATTTGTTGTCAAAGTAACAACACCTCTTTGGGATACGGAATGCTAAGTATGGGTTTCCGTATCCCAAAATGGAGATTGGACTATTTTTAATTTTGGGACAGATTATGCATTGTCAACAAGAAAAGTTCATAAAACCATTTCTGCAACATCTCCATTTGGTTCATTGTACTTTGTTTCTTATAGTTTTAATGCGCCTAATATATATGACTCTATCATATATGCAGATGTTAATCCCGTTACTGGCAATGGATTATGGATTGGACATTATTGCGAAATTAAGAATATAACAAATGTTAAATGCTATCTTTCATCTGCAACATCTATGTCTGGTGTAGGAATGTATGTTCAAGAAACCGTTATAGGAAAGTTAAAATAGCATTCCGTATCCCAAGTTAATAAATTATATAGTTCAAATGCATGGTATATTGCTGTTATGTCTGGGTTCATTTGCATATATGCTTTAGATGTAACAACGAGTAATGGAAGTTGGGATAAGTCTACTTGCCCATATATACTTCCTGAAGAATATTGTCCGTCAATAAGTACGACCGCACCTGTTGTTACAGGAAACGGCGTCAGTTGGACTGGATATATATCTGTAAGCACTGCTGGCAAAATTGTCGTTGGTAATTATGGAAATAGCGGGTCGGGCGACAAAAGGCGCGGCTTTTTGATGTATCCAATTAGCATGTAGCATTCCGTATCCCAAATCAGTAATAGAGTATTGCTTTGGAGTGGAACGGCTGGCAAAGGTGTGAAAATTACGATTGACAGCGACTATTCATTTAAAGAATTCAAATCATTTTATTGCCTTACAAGTATCGATAAAACAATCGGATTGCCGCTTGTAAGAAACTCTGGAATACAACAAGACCAGCATTTACACGGCATTACTGGATGGGATGATGGTAATACAACATATACGCTTGTTGGGCTAATTAAAATAGCGTCAGATACTACCGCAATGGTCGTGTCTCTATCAAAGCACAAAATAGACGGTAGCAGTGGAGTGGCTGGTAGTCTTCTTAAACTATGGGGATATTACTAATTATTTTTCCACAATCCTTTGATGTTATATTCTATGCTCGCAACTGTAGTAGCAGAATCGTCTCTTACATCTTGAGACACTTTATATACGCCAGTATTTACTAAGCTTGCAGAAGCCCCACTGCCAGACAATATATAAACACCCTTGGTACCAGAGCTATATATCGCAGAAGCGCTTTTGTATAATAGTGAAACCAAAGCAAATGGAAAATCAACAGCTGGGACATTAACGCTACCAACTCCGCTTACTTGTTTTCCTCCCCAAAATTCTGCAAGACCGCTGTTCCACTTGCGATAAAACCAGATACCAGACGTTCCCTGTGCGACAATATAATCGTGGGATACGGAATGCTATGCTGTTCTGACCCACATGTTAACATCGCCAAAGTCTTTAGTATAAAACCAAAACTTTTGCGCGAGTGAATCATTATAAGCATATACCTGTACGTTTGTTCCGTTTGTACCAGTGGTTCCGCCATAGACATCAAACACGGTTCTAGACTGTGTGCATATAGACCAATCTGTCTTAGTCCATTCGCCAGATAAACCGACTTCTGTTGGTGTTTTGCCATGTGCTAAGAACACGACAGAATGCATTGGATGACACTGGGATACGGAATACTATTAAATTTTTAGATACGTACAACAGCATTTAATTTGACCTAAAACTGTGTTAGCTGGTAATACATATTGCTTAATTTTGATTTCTCCACTTGTAGTGATTCTTATCCAAAAGCTAATTGGATAAGAAGTTGTAGTGAATCCTAATACTGGAAGTTCAATATCATATGTTTTAGGCGCGAAAGCAGGCGGCATTGTCGCAAACGTTACGTTTACATTTTTATTTGCTCCTGTTCCAGCAACAACGTCTACCCACATGGTCACACAATTTTCTGTACGTGTAATCGCACCAGTTTGTACGACCCAGCCGTTAGCCCCTTTGCATGTGTCTTCCGTCAGGGATACGGAATGCTAATACACCCATGAAACTATACCGTTAATTGAATTTGCACTTGTAGAATTGTCGTATGTTGAATAAATATATAAATGGTTATCTTCAACTGTTTTATCTGGTATCCATACATTTGCAACGTTGTTTGATTGTCTATATGCAAGCGGACAGTAACATACGCGATCTGGTAAATATTTAGCATCTATTGTGTTAGCTATCTTATATTCGCTGTTTACGCCAAGACCAAAAACGGCGCTTACATACAATGTACATACTCCATTTTTTGCGCGGTAAGCAACAGTATTGTACCCGCTGTTTCCGCTCATCAAATACACAAGTCCAGTATCTTGGGATACGGAATCCCGCAACGTTGTAATTTCGTTTGCAACATTGTATGTGGTGTTCGTTCCCTTGCCATCATTTACCGTCAAAGCGCCGTTTACAGATAGATCGCCAGCAATAGTTCCGCCAGTCTGATTTACATAAACATCATTAAGATTAACCCAACTCATATTTTTACTTCCTTTCATTCAAACTTTGATATATAATCAAACAAGATTTACTGTTCAGTAGCTATCCAATACAAGTTGGTTGTGGCATCGTTATCATTTCCTACTACCTGAACCTTGAAATTAGAAGACGTGATATTAAGAACTTTTGCCTTAGCCGTTTTATCATTTAGAAAAGTAGGTATGAGCATAACATTCGGCACACCGTTAAAGGCAACACTGAAATCTATAACCTTAATCACATCTGTACCAGCCGTAGTCGTAGAGATAGCTTCACATCCAGCCTGAACGCATTTCATCTTGTTGTAGATATTTTTAAAATCTTTTATAAACGCAAGGAGACTATCGACTTCCTCGCCTGTATATTTAAGCTTGTAATCAACTTCACTTAATTCAACTTCGTCAGCCAACTCAATTACCTCCCATCAACTAACCAGTCTTGAACCAGATTGATTTAAGGCTCTTGCCAGAAGGCACATTTACCCAAACCGATTTGAAACTATGTTCTGATGAATTTATATATATACTCGGACTCTTCTTCAGCCACACAGCGTACAACGTGACGGTTGCGCCATTGGTAAAACTGTTGTTTGTGTACTGTCCGTCTGCGATATATGTTGCACTTGTGGCGGAATTGCTCGTAGACCAGCCTAAAAACACATACTTGTCTCTAGTTGGCTTAGCACCAGATATTTTAGATGTTGTATTTATCAAATGCGTCTGGCTCGAAGGAGCACCCGAGCCACCGTTGGCATTATAGGCAAGAGTCATCTTTGCAGCGTTAGTCCAGATAGCATACAGGGTAATATTCGAGTTTCCCGTATATTGTCCGCCAGCAGAATATTTAACGCCAGTATCGGTGGCAGACGTACCCCAGCCAGCAAAATTATATCCGCTTCTCGTTGGTTTGACAGAGGAGAGTGTCAATGTGATGTCATGTTGTTTAGTCTGGCTTGAAGGAGCACCTGAGCCACCGTTGGCATTGTAAGAGACTGTGTATGTCGGTCGCGCGACAGCTGGAACTGTGACAGTTGTGGTCGCATAATCTGTTCCGTGCGAAAATCCTGAACTGTCCCACCAAGCATGAACCGTATATGTACGATTGTTGTAAGAGGTGCCGACACCACGGGAAGCAGAGAAATCGAAGCTGTTGCCGCTAAACGTCCATCTTTGGTCGTAGATATTTCCTATACCATCAATGCTTAGTGTAAATCTACAGCCCGGACTACCTTGCCAAGTCGAACCATTGTTATAAAAATGGCCTGTGACATAAATGGTGCTATTATTGGCACTGGCAGATACACCTACGTATGGTAATGCCATATAATCACCTCCAAATATTTATTTTTATATAATAAAAAATAAAAAGGGGTGCAAGCGAAATGCCCACACCCCTGATAAGGTTATGTGTTTAGTTTTTAATTAACCTTCAAAAGTCCAAGGAATAGTGAATTCCGAATCCTCGTACCAAGATCCATCATGATAATACTTGCCAAGATATTCATCATCAGCCTTTGGCACTCTAATCCATGCTGGATCATTAATTTCATATGAAAAGGTCATGCAACTATGACAAAGACCAGTTTCTACATTAATTCCAGCGTAATTGTATTGCAATCTTCTCTCGCTCATTGATGGTCATCCTTTCCAAATAGAACTTGCAATGTTACTGTTTTGCTGCAAGCAATGGTAAGTGTGTCACTTGCAATCTTAACAGTAATAGGGTAATTTGTTCCATCGATAGTAACATTTGCTACTGCTCTTGCTGTTGTATAATTATTTCTTCCTAATTCTATAATTCCATCGGTCATTTTAACAGCATACGAAGCGCAACTTATCCCTATGGCATTTAGTGACGATACTGGAATTGGCATACTCGCATTAGACGAACATGAGCCATACATAGCATACGCAAACGCTTTGCCAGTACCAGTAATTTTCCTGCCTTTAACATATGCTGTTTTGCCACTATGCATATCCGAGGGAACAAGATTGGCATCATCAGTATCGGTGTGCATATATAACGCCTTGACTGGTACGTCTCCTAAATACATCTTCATAATTCTACACCTCCTCTTAAATAAAAGAACTTTTACTTTGCTATATTATAGCAGAATAACGTCTATTAATTTGTCTGAATATAAAAAATTCCAGACGTACTTGAAGTTGGTTCAGCAGTGCCAATGGTAATTAGACTGTTTACGTCAGGCTGTGCAAAGTCATCAATTACCCAATAAGTCCCGTCATACGTAACATTTACGGGCTTATTGGCGGTTAAGAAACTAGCACTTGTAAGCTGAATTGTAGCCGTAGTAGAGCTTGTTAGTCTCATTCTAATGCTTTTAGCACCAAGACTGTTCACATTAAGAGTTGGTGCCCTAGTGGTACTAGTAACATGTGGCACCATAGTAAATTTAACACCAATAGTAAGAGCCGTAATGCCATCAACAATTGCCGCATATGCAGCGCCCGTACCTGTTGTTTTTATCGGGTTGTTAGCCGTTGCACTTTTGGCGTACTTAACACTTTTATTTGCGTCAGAAGTATTGTCAACACTGCCAAGACCAACATCGGACTTAGTTACCTTATGTGGGTTTCCGCTTGTAATCTGCGAATGATTATAAGCAATTTTACCTCTATCGCCACGGTAGGCGGTAGAGTTGGTTTCACCCAAGGCAATAGTGTCTGAAATAACTACATAAGACGACCCGCCCCAGCGGTAAATCTTGTTTGTCGTTGTATCAGTATAAATCTTACCAGCTTCACCAGTTGAAGGGAATTTAGATGTTCCAGCATACTCAAGCACATCATCTACGTAACTAGGTAAATTAGCAGCAGCAATTGTACCTGTAATTGCAGACGCATTGACAGAGGTAATGTCGGCAGCGGCATGTTTGTGTGAACTTGCAGCTTTCCCAGATAGCTTGGTGTCAATTTCAGATTCAGTATAATAACGATCGTCATGCGTATGAGCGAAGTCAGTAATCTGAGACTTAGTATGTGTATGGCTAGAAGCGGCTGCGCC